GATTGGCTTGCTGCTACTGTTACACCTATATTAAACCAAGGAGGTGTGATGTTGGTAATTGGTACGAGAAAGCATGACGATGATGTTTATGCTCATATGAAAACTGACCCAACATACAGAGTAATAGAAGATAATGCTATTATTAAATGGCCTGATGACTATAGTTATATAACAGAGACTGATAGTAAAGGAAATGAATTTTTAAAAGAAGTTGCTGTTAAAGGTGATTATGAAGTTCTATGGCCTGAATTTAGACCTATAGAATATTTATTAATGGAACGCAGATCTATGGGCTCACACTTGTTTGCTAGAGAAATGCAGAATGAAGTGCAGAGTGAAGACGATGCTATTATTAAAAGGGAATGGATTGATAGAGCTAAAAGAAACACTTATTCATTTAATAATCCGCCACCAATCAATCTATCAGCCTGCACCGTAGTATGTGGCTGGGACTTGAGTATTGAAGGTGATAAAAAGAAAGCACAAACTAAAGATACAGATTATACATGTGGCTATACACTAGCACGAGATAAAAACGGAAAAATCTGGATCTTAGATATGTTCCATGAACGAGGCATAACACAACAACAGATAATGAATGCTATTGTAAGTATGTATAATAAATGGAAAGACTATGTGAAAGAAATATGGGTTGAGAAAAATAGTTTTGGTGCTTTATATGTGCAACAATTACAAAGAACTTCTCTTCCAGTCAAACCTGTTATAATGAGTGCTAAAAACGCTTTAAGAAATTCAATACACCACATTGCAGTTTTATTTGAAAATGAATTATTAAATCTACCTTACGGAGACGCTTATTGCCAAAAGAAAATTGATATAATGGGAGACGAAGCTGTAGGATATCCAAGAGCTCCGCATGACGATACTCTCACATCATTAATTCATGCATTAGACGCAGTTAAAAAGGTAGGAAATACATATAGTATCGCCGTTGGAGATAAAGTCCTAGATTATATGGGTAATGAAGTTACTGAAAGATTGACTGATAATATAGTTTCTTCAGTCCTAAACGAGATTGGAGCACAAAGAAATGATTTAGATGAAGATCTAGATTATGATGATGATAAAACACAAAGATTTACAGGATTATTTGATTAACAGTAAACTTAATTTATTAGTTAATATGAATATATAGTTTTTAAAAGAAAATTTATCTGGATTAAATCTGGATATTCATACAAACATAAAAAAACCCCATGAAGGGGTTTTCTTTTATTCTAATTTATATTAGACCTGGAAATTTAATTAACTAGTTTATCATGATATTCCCATTCTTCTTTTGTATTGGCAAATTCAAATAAATCTTCAGTATCACAATCTGCAAATCTTCTTTCAAACCAAAATCTATCACAATCATAAACTTTTACAATAAAATCACCGTTCCATAAATCATTTAGGTCCCAATGTATATTTTCAGGAATATTCTCGTTTTTCATCATACAATATATACTTAATAATCCATTATCCATTTCAATGTTTTCATCATTCATTACTAATTTAAACTTTAAATTTTTATTTCCTAAAGTCTCTTCATAAATCACGCCAACACTTAAATCATTGTTATCAAAAATATTTTCGTTCATGTTTTCTTATTTCCTATTTCTATATATAATTATATAATAAGCTTAAAAATGTTTAAGTAATTTTAAATTTTTTTAAAAAAAGAAAGATTAATAATGACTAGAAATAAAGAAAAGGTTGAGTTAGGAAAGTTTTATACAACTGTTAATCCTTTTATAGGGCAAGCATGGGAAAAATTTAAGGAAATGATTGATAAAAACGAAGTAATTATTGAACCTTTTGCGGGATCAAATAATATACCAAACATGCTGCCTCAATTTAATTGGTGTTCATATGACATTAAGCCTGAAGGTGATAATATTATTAAACAAGATACGTTGAAAAACTTTCCTAAAGGTTTTAAAACTTGTATTACAAATCCACCTTATCTAGACATTAGAACTGCAAGAAGTAAAAATATAAAATTCAATTCTCAGTTTTCCGACCTATACTTGGACGCGTTAGATAAAATGTTAGAGAACTGTGAATATATTGCGGCAATTATTCCTGCAACTTTTTACAATAAAAAAGTTTTTAAAGATAGACTTTGGATGTGGGATAAAATAGATAAAGAAGTTTTTACTGATACTGGGATGAGTATAGGCGTTGCTTATTTTAGTAAGGAGAAAGTAGAAAAAACTGAATTATATCTTAATGGTAAAAGAGTTAATAATAATTCTCATTATCTAGATAATAAAACAGAATTTAACACCAAAGACGCCAATCTTTCAGTTTGTTTAATTGATAATACACAATATAAAAACATAGGAGTAAACACATTAGATAATTTTAATTTTAAAAAATATCTTAAGACTTCTAGCAGATTTTATGTTGCATTTAAAGACGAAAGAATTTGTAATGAAGACATTGAAGATTTAAATAGGTTTATTAATAATTGGAGAGCACAAACAAATGATTTTTGGTTAACTCCATTCAAGTCTACATTGCCAGACGGAACTTATAGAAAAAGATTGACCTTCAAGCAGTTAAGCGGATTAATTACAGAATATTTAATCCAAAAAAACACATTTAAGCCAAAAATCTAACTCGAGACAAAAAAAAGGACAACATATCAAAAAAAGTTGTCCAGGGATATATCACCAGTTAATTTTCTTAATTCAACCTATATATTACCATTAGTTTCAAAAAACCTTTTAACAGAATTAAATCTGGTAATTTTTAGGTTAAATATTGATTAACTTGCCTCTTTCAATTCACTTTTAAGTATCTTTTGGCCTTTTTTGGTTCTCATTAACTCATCATGCCTAGCATTTGGGTTAAGCCAACTACCTTCTGCATAAATATCATACCATTTAGGATCTAGGCCTCTTTGTAAAGATTTTTTAAGGTAAAGATGGCTTTCTACTTTAAATTTTCTGCATGTATAGAAATGAGGAGTCGTCCAGTCTTTCTTAGTAAATTCACCGTTATATCCTAAATCATCAAGTATAACCATTATTTTTTCACACATTTCTTTTTTAATGTGCCCACAAGCAACGTGAATAATATATTCTTTCATTGAATTTTTAATTTCTTTATCAAGTTTTTCAATATCACGTTTACCTAATACCTTTTGAGCTTTTGGATAGCGACCAAGAACATTAAAATCTTTTTCCCAAGCTAAAAGCATAGCATACTGAGAAATGACGTCGTTGTGGTGGAAGAAAATATATTTAATACCGTTTCTACTTGTATCAGAGAATGCATGCCCTTCCCAACATGATTGAATAAACTCATTTTCCAAATATTTTTTAAATACACCTTTCAGTTCATTAGTATATATTGGGCCGGCAATAAGAGGATTTCTAGTTACATAATCTTTATAATCATTCTTTAATGTATCCCATCTGCTTCTATCAATTCCCATGGCTTCATAAACTCTAGGATCTTGTTTACCTTGTGAATGATTATGTGAACCCCAGCCTTTTGGATAAGTAGCCACCGACCAAGTGCTGTGCGCAAATTCTCTTCCTGACTTAATCATTTCATCAAACGGGCCAGTAAACAACATATCATCTTCAAATACACCAACTGTTTTATACCCTAAATCATTAAAATAAATAACAGGTGAATTCATGCCAGACATTGCGAATTTCAATAAACATTGTTTACCTTTCTCGCTTAGACCTAATATTTCTGCTGCCTTTATATCAATATCAAGTAAACTCAATACATTTTCAGGTTTAAAGTTTGGATTATTGTTTTTCTTTATAATATCCTGAAAATGGTGTAATTTAACGTCCTCTTTCTCGTCAACAACAATAAATAAATCTGTATCAATCTTATTTTTATAGTAAAAACTTTTTATTTGATACTCGAATAAATCATATCTACTCGCCAAAATGTAAAAACAGTGTTTATTCATATATTTAACTCCTTATGTTTTTAGTGTTTATATTTTATTTACGTTTATAAAGTTGTATAAAAAATTACTTATTTTTAAAAAAATAATCTGTTAACTGCCTATCAATGGTATATTAATATTATTTGTTATAGATTTCTGTTAACATATCCTTAACATATTCATGGAATTCTGGGCTTTTTGCTATATCATAAGCCATGTTATCTGCTTCTTCTTCTGTATAGCCTTCATATACTAGTAATGTATGTGCTATTTTTGATAATCCTGATAAAAGATATTTGCGTGTTGTTGAGTGGTTCATTTTATATCCTCTTTCAGTCATTATCTTAGCAATATCAACCAAATTCATATATTCAGTAGAAGCAGCGTATTTTTTTTTATCCATAAAAATGTTTCCTTTTCTTATACATATAGTATAATTATGTCGTTAATGTTTAAATTTTAGAAAAATTTGTGTAAAAATATAATAAAATTAAATGTCATGTGATATATAATATAGGATGGAGTGTAAATAAATGAAAAGTATAAGCCCATTATTGTATTCTTTTAATGACAATGATGAAGATTGTTGTAGTAGCAATATAGATAAAGTAAAATATTGTAATTATACTAATACAATGATTATTAAATTTTCAGGAGGCGGTGTATATTTATATTCTGCATTACCTCCCTCAGTATATAGGTCTTTTTTAATGGCAGAAAGTAAAGGAAGTTTTTTTGCTAAGAAGATTAAAGACGTATATCCATTTCTCAAATTACCCAGTTAATTAGGCACATTACATATTTCAGTAATTGCCGCCCATAACAAGCTATTTTATTTCATATAATAAAGAAAGGAAAATAATAATGGCACAAGTTAAAGTAAGAAGATTTGTTTTAGAAGCAGCTGATAAAGATGGTAATAATGAACTATCAATTACATTAGATGCAGGAAACATTGGTTTTAATCCAAGCCAACAGTTCACAAAAGCACAAATTGCTTGTAATTCATACGATGCAGCAGGAAAATTTAAGGTTGATTTTAGACCAGCAGGCGCAGACAGCGACTTTTTCCTACCTTTCATTTCACAAGAAGGTGCATTAGCAGATGCAGGTGTTGATGTTGTATTGATTGGAAGAAAAGATGCAGATCCAGTATTTGATGCTTTAAAATTAACCTTTACTAACGTTGCAGCAACAGACGTTGAATTATACGTTGGTTTTATTGAAGACTAATTAAAGAAAGAAAGGACAAGTAAAAAATGGCAACACTTATATCAACAAAAGGACTCGCTTCCCAAACTACGGAAGGTCCTGTTCGTATTGCTACAGTTGAAGAAACTACTGCCGGCACACGAGAGGATTTAGCAGTAAGTCCTGCCGGTGTAAAAGCCCAACTAGACGCGCTACTTGATGGAGCACCTCAAGCTCTTGATACGCTGAATGAACTTGCGGCAGCAATTGGTGATGATGAAAATTATTTTTCAACTATTCAAGCATTAACAGATGATTTTGAAGATAGAATTAGCGACCTTGAAAGCGGTCAATCAGTTCCTCCAAACACTGCATCACAAGCAGAACTAGATGATACTCAAGCAGGTGCAGGATTAAATAACGATGGCACATATACAGCAGATGGATCATCCAATTATATTTCAGGTGCAACTTCTTTAAAGAATGCAGATAGTTTATTAGACGCGCAAATCAAAGCAAATGCAGATGCTATTAACTCAATGGGTGCCGGGAATATCCAAGACTTACAGGATGAAGTTGACGCTATTGAAACCTCAGTTGGTTTAAACAGTGATGGAACACTTCCTGCTTATACTAATAATAACAACTTTGGACTCACTGCTTCTATTAAAGCTGCTGTTGAAGGTGTTGATGCTCAAGTAGCACTTAACACAACAGCAATTGCAAGTTTAGGTAGTTCACAAGCAATTACAGATTTACAGAATGAATTAGATGCAACTCAATCTTCTGTTGGATTGGATGCAAATGGGAATTATCAAGTAAGAAGTGGATCAAACTATATAGATGGTGAGTCATCTGTTTATGGTGAGATTACATTACTCGATGCGCAAATAAAAACTAATGAGGACGCAATTTCCTTAAAAGCAGATCAAACCTCATTATCTTCTTATGCATTGGCAGCAGATTTAACTGCAGCTGAAGGTGATATTTCTACATTACAAACTGAAATGGATGCAGTAGAAGCTAGCGCCGCTACAAATGCTGCAGATATTATTTCTATTAATAATGCTATTGACGCACATGAAGTAGAACACAATGCAAACGTTGCAGAAGTAAATGCTATTGAAGCAAGTGTTGGACTTAATGTTGATGGAACATATTCTGCTCCTACTGGCACAAATTATCTTGGTAGTTCTACATCAGTTAGAAATGAAATAACAAAACTAGATACTCAAGTTAAATCTAATGCTGATGGAATTTCTGCAAATGATAGTGATATTGCGACACTCCAATCAAGTGTTTCTACAAATACATCAGGTATTGCAACAAATCTTGCTAGTATTGGTGGAATAGATACAAGACTAACAGCAGCAGAAGGTGAAATTGATACACTTCAAACCGATTTGGATGCAGCTGAAATTACTATTTCTTCACATACAGCAAGCATAGCTACTAACACAAGTAATATTTCTACATTACAATCCGAGTTGGATGTAGTTGAGGCAGATTTGGCTTCACATATAGCTTCTACACCAAGCACAGGCGAAGTTGACCTAATTGAAGCTTCTGTAGGATTAAATACTGATGGATCATTTACTGCTAATGCAGGTGGTAATTATATTTCAGGCGCAACTTCGGTCCGCGGTGAAATCAATGCATTGGATAGTCAACTTTCTAATACACAAAGCGACCTAGACACTGCTGAATTATCTATTTCTTCTTTACAAACTTCAGTAAGTGGAAAAGCTGATAGTTCAACAGTTACAGCATTGCAAGCGGAGCTTGATGCTTCACAAGCAGCTGTTGGTCTAAATGCAAACGGCACATATTCTGCACATAGTGGCAGCAATTATATGGATAGTGCTACAACTACAAAAGAAGCTTTATCTTTAGTTGATGCACAAACTAAGATTAATGAAGATGATATTACAAACCTTGAAGCTACTGTAGCTACTTTAACAGCTGGCAGTGGTGCAACTTCTGCAGAAATTCAAGCATTACAAGGTGAAGTTGATACAACACAGGCTGGCGCTGGACTTTCTAATACTGGTGCTTATGTTGCTCCTGGAGTTAGTAATTATTTATCATCTGCTACATCATTAAAAGCAGCAGATAGTTTACTTGATACGCAAATTAAAAGCAATGCGGATAATATTGCACTTAAGGCAAGTGCTTCTGATGTTTCTTCATTAACAACTACTGTTAATACTAATACATCAAACATTGCTACAAATACAAGCAATATTTCAGGTAATGCTAGTGATATTACTTCATTACAGGGTGATGTATCTACATTGCAAAGCGATGTTTCAGGTCTAAATACATCTAAAGCAGATGCGGCAGATCTTACATCACTCGAAGCAGTTGTTGATTTACATGAAACTTCTATTGGTCTTAGTGCAACAGGCGCTTACCAAGGAAGAAGTGGATCAAATTATTTGGACGCTGCAACTAGTATACGTGGTGAAATTACATTACTTGATGCACAAGCTAAATCTAACGCTGATGCAATAGCTTCAAATGATAGCGACATTGCTACACTACAAAGTGATGTAGCTTCTCTCGCATCTTCAGCAACTATTACTGCAATGCAGGCTGAAATTGATGGAATTGAAAGCGGTGTAGGATTAAATACAGATGGTAGTTATACACCTCTTACTGGCAACTATGCAACTGCTTCAACATTAAAAGGCGCTGTTAGCCAGTTAGATACACAAGTAAAGAACAATGCAGATGCTATAGCTTCTAATGATAGCGATATTGCTTCACTTGATAGTCGTTTAACTTCCGATGAAGCAGCTCTTACATCATTGCAAAGTGAAGTAGATGCTATTGAAACTTCAGTTGGATTAACTATTAATGGTGCATATCAGGCTCCTGCTTCTTCTAATTACTTAGCTTCTTCAACATCTGTTAGAAATGCATTAGGATTATTGGATAGTCAAGCTAAAACAAATGCAGATGCCATTACTACCGAAGCTACAAACCGAGCTTCTGCTATTTTAGATGTAGAAACAGATATTGCAACTCTACAGAGTGAAGTCAATACTACACAAAGCGGAGCAGGACTTGGAAGTGATGGAAGTTATAGCGCTAATACAGGTGCCAATTATATTTCAGCAGCAACTTCTTTAAAAGATGCAGATAATAAATTAGACGCACAAATTAAAGTTAATACTGATGGAATATTGGATAATGCGACAGATATAGCTACTAACGCTTCGGCAATTGCTACTAAAGCTTCTTCAGCTACAGTTTCAGCTTTACAAAGTGAATTAGATGTATCTCAGGCAAGTATTGGTTTGGCGGCAAACGGTAGTTATACCTCACCAGCAGATCACAATTATCTAGGTCAAGGTAGCCTCAAGGCAGATCTTGGTGCATTGGATAGCCAAGTTAAAACTAATGATGATGATATTGCAACAAATTCATCTGCAATTTCTAGTTTACAAACATTGGCAGATACTCATGAAACTTCAATTGGTTTATCAGCAAGCGGTGCATATATTACTCGAAGCGGAAGTAATTATATGGACAGTGCGACAAACGTTATTGGAGAAACCACTCTGTTGGACGCGCAGATTAAATTAAATGAAGACGCGATAGGAACTAAGGCTTCATCGGCAAGTGTTTCTGCACTTCAAACTGAGGTTGATGCTATTGAAACTGCAGTAGGATTAGCAGCTGATGGAACATTCGTTTCATTCACAGGTCAAAATTATCTTAACTCTGCTTCTTCACTTAAAGCTGGCATGGAATTATTGGATGCAGCAGTTAAAACAAGACAAGATAATATAGATACAGAAGCAGCTTCTAGAATTTCTGCTGATAATACATTAAGTGGAAAGATTGATACTGTTGAGGCAAGCGTTGGATTACAAACAGATGGAAGTCTAAGTATTTCTGGAACAAACTTCCTTGATAGTTCATCATCTATTGTTGGCGCTTTGGAAACTCTTGATACAAATCAAAATCTTCTTAATCAAATCCAACTCAATATCAAGGCTTCTGCAGGCCTAAGCACTGACGGAACAAAAACTGCTTATAGTTCAACAAACTATATTTCAGGAAGCCTCAAAGCTGCTATTGAAGCACTCGATGCACAAGTTAAATCAAATGCTGATGATATTACTGGCCTTGGAGGAAGCGATATTGCTAACCTACAAAGTGAGTTAGATGATACTCAAACTGGTGTAGGATTAGCTACTGATGGCTCACATGTTGCACGTAGCGGAACAAATTATCTAGACAGTGCAACATCAATTGTTGGTGAGATTTCTGCTCTTGATACACAAGCAAAAGTTAATGCTGATGCAGTTGCTCTTAAAGCAGATCAAACTGATATGGATGCTGCTGAACTTAGACTTGATGCTATTGAAACACGTGGAGGAGGAATATTCTGGGATGATAATTCTGCAGACGCTGTTGAGATGGATGGCTCACTTCTTATGTTTAAGGCACACCTTGGACCTTGGGAAATAAACTTCAATGATCTTGTTACTACTAACGTTTCAGACCTAGTATTTTACGGAGAAAAAGCTCCTGTTAATGGAGATAAAAACTTCGCAGTTATTGGTGATGGAAATGTTGAATTTACAGGAAAATATGCAGGTTATCCAATCCCATAATTAAAAATATTTCATCAATTCTTTGAAAAAAGAAATATTGGTGAATATATAATAAGAGGAGGACTTTAATGTTCTCCTTTACGACATCAAAATATTCAATAAAATAAATTATACTAAGATTTTATAGTATGCGTCTAAATAGATTTAATCAAAACAATTAAAATCGCACATAGATTGCACAATGAAAGGTAAAAAATATGTCTGCATTAAGACCAAATACAAATAAAGGCCATGATCTTGGCTCTTCTTCCAAGAAATGGGGCACAGCTCACATTGGAGATATTCAAGCCGAGACAGGAACATTCTCAAGTAATGTTGAAATTCAAGGTAATTTAACAGTTACTGGAACTCAAACAGCACTTTCAGTTTCAACAGTAGAAGCAACTGATCCACTCATTAAACTTGCTAAAGATAACAGCAGCGATGCAATTGACATCGGTTTTTATGGTTTATCAAATGATGGAAGCGACAAATACCACGGGCTTTTCCGTGATGCTGATGATGGGAAGTTTTATCTATTTAAAGATTTAGCAACAGAGCCTACTTCTACAGTTCCTACACTTTCTGCAGGAAACAAAGCAGTTATTGTTGCTAATATTGAAGGTGATATTACTGGTGATATGACAGGTAATGCTGATACAGCTTCAGCTTTCCAAACTGCACGCACTGTTAGTTTTACAGGTGGTGATGTTGAAGGTAGTTTTTCAATTGACGGATCAGCTGATGTAAGTGCTGTTGATTTAACAATCCAACCTTCTTCAGTTGCTAACTCAATGATGATTAACCCAGGTATTACATTTGGTGATGGTGTTACTTCTACAGAGCGCCAACTTGGCCAATCTCTACAAATTAATGGCACCGACGATGAAATTGAAATAGGTTATACTGACGGTGTTTTCACAGCATCACTCGCAACAGACGTTTCAGGACTCTCTTCTGTTTCTGCTACAAGCTTTGTTGGTGCACTTACAGGAAACGCTTCAACAGCAACTGCATTAGAAACTTCTCGCACTCTTTCTTTGAGCGGCGACGTTGCAGGCTCTGTTTCATTTGACGGAACAGGAAATGCTAACATCGTTTCTACAATTCAAGCAGCTTCTGTTGAAAACTCAATGATGGTAAATAATGGACTAGATATTTTTGTTGATGGTGTTTCACAAGAAAGAGTCCAATTAGGTGAAAAACTAGACTTTAACGGAACTGCTTCACAAGTTTCTGTTTCTTACAGCGCAGTTGATAATGATCTTACTTTCAGCCTTCCTTCAACAATTAACGTAAATACTAGCGGCAATGCAGCTACATCTACTGCACAAGAAACTGCTAGAGACTTTAGCATTGACTCAACAGAGATGAGTGCTGCTGCAGTATCTTATGACGCAACTGGAAACGTTCAGCTTGCACCTTCATTGAAATCAGGCAGCGTTGCTAATTCTAAACTTACTAATAGTGATATTGGATTTGGCAATGGAATTACTTCTAGTGATATTGCACTAGGTGGCGACGTTGTAATTCAAGGAACAAGTAGCGAAGTAGAAGTTGGTTATTCAGCTGGCACATTTACTATTGGCTTACCTGATACTATTGCTGCTGAATTAACTGGCAATGCTTCTTCAGCAACTGCACTACAAACAGCACGCAACTTTAGCATTGGTTCAGGTCCAGTTCAAGCAGCTGCAGTTTCATTTGATGGAACGGGGAACGTTAGTCTTACAACATCTATTGCTGATGATCAAATTACAAACGACATGTTGGCAAATGATAAATTAGTAATTCAGGTAGACTCTGTAGATTATGATCGTCCTCTCGGTTCAACACTTAAATTTGCTAAGGGTGGTGATTTAACTCTAAGTTATTCAGCTGTTGATAATGAGATTACCTATAATCTTCCTTCAATTCTTACTGCAGATACTACAGGAAACGCTGCTACAGCTACTGCTCAGGAAACAGCAAGAGACTTTAGTATTTCTTCTAGTGAAATCGTTGCTTCTGCAGTTTCTTATGATGCAACAGGAAACGTAGTATTAGTTCCTTCTATCCAAGCAGGAAGCGTTGCTAACAGTAAACTTACTAATAGCACAATTTCAGTTGGTGATGGTGTTACTTCTGAAGCTATTTCACTTGGTGGTGAATTTGAAATTAAGGGAACAAGCAATGAAGTTGAAGTTGTTTGGTCTTCATTAAATAATGATTTCACTATTGGCCTTCCTTCTACAATTACTGCTGATGTTTCAGGTAATGCTTCTACTGCTACTGCTCTAGAAACTTCTAGAAACTTTAATATGGCTTCAACTGAAATTGTTGCTGGATCAGTTAGTTTTGATGGCACCGGGAACGTGCAGTTATCTCCAGTTATTCAAACTGGAAGTATTCAAAATACCAAACTTGCTAACGACCATTGGGGACTTAAGGTTGATGGAGTTGCACAAGAAAATATTACTCTTGGCTCCGACGTTGATTTTGTAAGTGGCCAAGATATTGATATTTCATACTCAGCAGCTGCTAATCAACTTACTGTTGCACTTGAGGCAATTATTGATAGTGATACAACTGGTAATGCTGCAACTGCAACAGCTTTGGAAACAGCACGAAATATCCAAATTAGTGGTGATGCTGCAGGTAGTGCTTCATTTGATGGAACAGGGGACACAAACATTGCTATTACTATTGCACCTGATGCAGTAGAAAACAGCATGATTTTGAATGATCACCTATCATTTACTGATGGCACTACTTCAAGTGATGTTGCTCTTGGCGGAACTCTTACAATTCAAGGAACAGCGAATGAATGTGAAGTTGCACAAAGCGGTGGAACTTATACTGTAGGTCTTCCTTCTAACGTTTCTGTTACAAACAACCTTGAAGCTGGTGGTAATCTTACTATTACTGGCGGTGCTTCTATTCTTGGAAGCGCAGTAATTTCAGGCCAAATCATTTCATCAGGTGCTAACTTATCACTTTCCGATACACTTATCGAGCTTGGTGTTAATAATACATCTGCAGTTGATCATGGTTTCTATTCACAACGCAATACTTCTAGCTTCTGCGGATTTGCATTTGATGAGACCGACGACAAATTCAAAGCATTTACTGCTACTTCGGAGCCTACAACTACTGTTGATACAGGCGATGCAGGATTTGCTTTTGCGGATATTGAGGCAGGAACAGTTGAAGCTAACGGCAACTTGATTGGTGCGATGAGAATGGGTGGTTCAGCTCCTCTTTCAGGCACTGACACAGGAACTGCAGGTGATCTTCGCTTTGATAGTGGCTTCCTATATATTTGCACAGCATCTAATACATGGAAGCGCGTAGCAATAACTGGTTTCTAAGTTATATTTAATTAGTGGATTACCAGATTAACTCCAGATAAATTTAAAAAGAGTTTCTATAAAAATCCATTGATTAAAAATAAAAGTTAAACAGAAGTTAAATGAGATACCCCATTTTTAATGGTGTGGCCCCTTTAGGGGAGTATGGGAGGCGGAGCCCATAAACTTTTATAAAACATAACTTAGAAAGAGTAAACTACCAATGGAAAACAGTTTAATTATCAGTATGGGTTCAGTGCTAGGTTTAGTTGGTATGTTTTACACATGGCATAAAGATAGCAAAGATACTGCCAAACAAATCCAAAAACTTGAGACTGAAGTAGAACAGTTAAAAGAACATAAACAAGATATTAGAGACCTTAAGGTTGAAATTAGTGAAATTAAAGGTGATATGAATGTTATTAATTTAACTCTTTCACGTGTTGATACTAATATTACACACCTTATGGAAAAATAATGTTATAAGATTTTTATTTTTTCTTTCTTAGCGCATATTTATTATATAGACAGGGAGATAAATAATGAAAAAATCTTATAATATTACTACAGAACTTGTAAAAAAAGAAACAGAAGAAATTAAAGATATTGGCGCAGCTTTAAAAGTTGAGTTTGCAGATATTGATTATCTTTTAAAAAACATTGACTTAAAACTTGATAATATTATTAATAATCTGGACTACTTAAAAAAATTAGAATTAAACGATCAGGAGTAAATAATGGCGTGGTATGACGTATTTTTACCTAATAAAAAGCAAGAGGAAAATACACTTGCAAAAAGTGTTGAACCTTTAGATGACGTCCAGCAAGAGCATATTGTTGATCTTATAGCAAAAGAAGCTAAATATCACAATGTTGACCCATTTGATCACAGCAATGCACATATGATGCAAAGTTATGAAGGTAGTGGGAAAAAATATTATTTTGAAGAAAGTCAAACTGATAGGCTTACTAGCCAAGCTTTGTATAATATGTCAAGGCACCATATTATCAGTTCAATTATAGGAAGTCGTATAAATCAATGTGCAGAATTTGCACAATATTCAGCAGATGAAGATTTAGGTTATAGAATAGTATTAAAAGATGAACGCGAAGAACTAACAGATGACGACCGTGAAAACATTTTAGCAATCAATAAGTTTCTTCAACAATGCGGAACTAATATAACAGATTATGAATTAACATTTGAAAGTTTTATTAGACAGGTTATAAGAGATAGTTTGATTTATGATCAAGCTTGTTTTGAGGTTATTAAAAATAGAAAAGGGCAAATTACAGGTTTTATGCCTGTAGACGCAACAACAATTAAAAAAGCTCCTTTAACTAAAGAAGAAATTTCTAAAGGTAGGAGAGACCCTGACGGTGTGCGTTATATACAAATAATTAATAATAAAATTGTTGCTGAATATAAACAGGATGAATTATGTTTTGGCGTTAGAAGACCTAGAAGTGATATTAGGTCAAAAGGTTATGGATATAGCGAATTATATGAGTTATATGGAGTTCTAAATAATTTATTTAATGCAGAAACATATAACGCTGCAAACTTTACAAATGGAATAAACGCAAACGGTATTATTGCTATTAAAAGTAAAATGAACCCTAAATTATTCCGTTCTTTCAGGCGTGAATTTTATCAAATGTTAAATGGAGTTGGTAATGCTAAAAGAACTCCTCTTATTCAGTTAGACCCAGACGAGAAAGAAGATATTTCTAGTATTAATTTACAACCTAGTAATAGGGAAATGGAATATAATACTTGGATGAATTATTTAATTAAAGTTACATGTTCAGTTTACCAAATAGATCCTGCAGAAATAGGATTTGTTTTTGGAACTGAAAGTCAATCATCTTCTTTATTTGGCACAGACCCATCTGCTAGAGTTTTAATGGGGAAAGAAAAAGGTTTACGTCCTTTAGTAAGATCATTGCAATCTTGGATTAATAGATATATTATTGACCAAATTGACGACAGATATAAATTAATATTTACAGGTTTAGATAGTGTTTCAGCTTTAGATAAATTAAAGTTAGAAGAACATAAAATGAAATACATGACTTTGAATGAGATACGTGTAATTCATGATTTGCCTGAATTAGATGATGGTGATATAATTGCTGCTTACTATGGAACATTAAAAGCTGCTGTTATTAGAGAAGAAGGCCTTAAAGTTGCTGAAGAATATGGCGACGTAGATGGAAAAGATGAATTAGACGCTGCATTAGATGAACAACATGAAAAAGAATTAGAGCTAGAAGGTGAAAAAACACAAGAAAGTAATAAAACTATAGATGAATTTGATGCAGATTTAGATAAATCAAAAAAAAAAGATGAGAAAAGAACTAAATTAACAGCAAAAGAAAAAGCAGAACGCGAAAAAGAGAAGGAAAGACGCAAAGAATTAGATAAACCAGTATATAAACCTTTACCTGGTGATGAAAACGTACAAACAAAACCTTCTAAATACACAAAAACAGAACTTGCTGAAGCTGTTAGAGAAGAAATGAAAAAGCCTGGGAAAGATGAATTCATTAGAGCAGCATCTAAAGTTTCAGGTGTTTCTAAGAAAATCATTGAACAAGTATATGATAGAGGATTAGCAGCATGGGCAAGTTCACATAGGCCTGGCGCTACTGCACCTCAATGGGCAAAAGCTCGCTGCTATTCTTTCTTAACAGGTGGTAAAACACAAAGAACAGCAGATAAAGATTTATGGGAAGAACATTTAGAAAGTAAAAAATCTTTAAACAATATTGAAACAAAACAAATATTTGTTGAGAATATGGATAAAAAATTTAACATAACTAATAGGGAATGTGTTAGAAGCGACGGTGAAAAAGGCGGCGTCGTTTTAGAAATGATTACTGAAGATGGTGATGTTAGAGAATTTTGCCATTTAAATGAAGAAGATGCTAGAAGTCATATAAGAGTTATTGAAGCTGCTTCTAATGTTGCTGAGAAGTTTAATGATACATTTGAAGATCTAGCAAAAGCAGAAACATTTCGTCCTCCTCAGTCAGTTGCTGATGAAGCTAAAAGAGGTATTCTTGCTATAGAGGAACACAACAGTAAAGCAGGAACTCAAGTAGGAAGAGTTAGAGCAAGACAATTAGCTAATAGAGATAATTTATCTTTAGAAACAGTTAAAAGAATGAAAGCTTTCTTTGATAGGCATGAAAAAAATAAAGAAATTGCTGAAGGTAAAGAATGGTATGAAGATAACGGATTTGTAAGCTGGCTTTTGTGGGGCGGGAACTCAGGTAGAGCATGGGCAGAAAAGATTTTAAGAGACTTGGAGGATTAAATGAACAATAAAAATTTAGAAAAACTCCAAAAACAAATAGATTATTGGATATATATTAATAATAAGATACAAGACAAGATATATAAATCAAACTATTATCTCTAATAAATAATAATATATACCATTGATAGGCAGTTAACGATGACTACATTTACTGAAATACTTCAAAGAGCAAGAGAAGATATTAAGAAATCTTATTCTGTTAAAAAAGAAGATACTGTTATTAAGGCAGAAAAAACTTTAGAAGAAACTAATATAAATACTCCTATACAAAAAGAAAATAAAACAGAAGATAAACTGGATAATTCTTTTATAACAATAGGAGACGCGATTATAGAACAATCAATAGTTGCAATGATTGGTGTTAAAAAGAGTAAATTAAGAAGTCCATGCGGAGCTTCTAGGCGTATAGCTAAATCAATTGCTGCCAAAAATATTAAATTATCACAATTAAACAAAGCATTTGACATACAAAAACGTTATGGTAATAAGCGACCTGAATGGTATGTTGTTGGAGGGCATGCTTTAAACCAGCTTCGAAAACTATTAGATAACGGAAAGCCTTTAAATGAGGCGCTAAACACGAGATTTGAGAGGAATTAATATGAGTATAGACGTATTTAGTAAATTTCAGCCTCTAACATTTGATTTGTCAAAGGCAGAAGATAAAGAAACAATTGATATTGAAGGAATTGCAACAACAGAACACCAAGACACTGCTGGTGAAGTAATATTACAGGATGGAATTGATTGGAGTTATTGCCTAAAAAACGGCGCATTTAATTATGATCATTCTAATTTACCTGGTCATATTGTTGGCGCACCTCTTTCAGTTAATAAAATTATACATAAAGGAAAGCCTGCAACATCTATAAAAGGTGTTTTATATGCTAAGAAACAAATTGTTAAAGATATTGTTGAAAATTATAAAGCAATGAAAAGCGCAGGCAATATTAGACAAATAGGATTTAGTATTGAAGGTCAAGTTTTAGCACGTGATAATAAAAATCCTAATATTATTACAAGGTCTAAAGTTCTTAATGTTAGTTTAACACATCAGCCATGTAATACAGAAGCTACTGTAGCATTAGTAAAATCAATATTAAATAACATAGAGAAAGAAGAAACAATGACTGAAGATTTACAAAAGAATGATGAATATAATGACTTACATATGAGTTTAGGTGAGGCAAGACTTAGTTGTGAGTATGCAGAAAAACTTGTAAATTTACTTGAGAGCTTTGGTGAAGAAGCAGATTTACCAGAATGGGTGCAAAAGAAAATCTCAATGTCTAAAGAATATTTACAAACATCATTTCATTATTTAGAGCAAGAACATAAAGAAGAAATGATTAAACCTGAAATGGATAAAGATGTAAATCCTGACTATTTAAAAGATTTAGAAGAGGAAAGCGTCGTTGCACCAAGCAAAGTAAATCCTCCTCAGGACAAAGATATGTTCCCGCATGAATTTGAAAAAGGTCAATATAAGACTGATGAAGAAATGGATAAAATGGACCGAAAAGAAATGCTTGATTATATGAGATTTCTACAAGGTCTAATGAAAGAAACAGATTTCAGTCCAATTCAGCCTGAAAGTTTGGAAGATAAGAAAAAAGAATTAGCTTCTGCAGATATGAATATAGGAAAAGACGACGAGGAAGAAGAAGAAGAAGGTCCAGAAATGGAAATTGAACTTGAAGGTCTTACTCCTGAACAAATCAAAGAACTTATTATGGGAATGCTACAATTAAACATGCCTGTAAAAGATATGATGAATTACATACAAAGATATTACAAAGATAAAAAATAAGATATCCAGTTTAATCCAGATTTAAAGGAAACAAAAAATATTAATATCCATATAAAAAAAAGTTTTCTTTAAATCTAGAAAAAAAATATAAACAACTTAAAAAAGATATATAAAATTTAAGTTAACGACATCTAAACATTAAAACCAATAAAAAAATTTATCTTAAAATAATAAAAATTAATGTTTAAGATATATATAATATAGGAAAGCACAATTTCGCATTGTAGTTTTTTTATTGTGAAGCAGTATATTACAGTATTAAGCACAGCAATAAAACAAACTTCAGCCTATGCAATACGGCATCAAATGTAATATAAACAATAAGGAGAAACAAAATGTCAGAGACTAATAAAGTTGAAGAGATCCTTGCAGAAATCAAGGAAACTCTTGAAATTGAAAATAAAGTTTCTACAGAACTCGCTAAATCAGCAGACGCCTTAGTGGCCGAGCATACGGCTAAGTTTGAGGGTCTTAGTAAATCTGTAGATGAACTTTCTAGCAAACTCGACAGCATCTTTGATGTAGTTAAGTCGCTTAATATTCCTAGTAAAGAGGAAATTGACGAAGCTATTGAAATTAAAGCTGAAGAAATTGCAAAATCTGTTAATGAGAAAACAGAAGAGCTTAACAAAAAGGTAGAAGACCTTGAGAATGAGCCAGTTGTTAAATCAGCAACAGTTATTATTGAAGACGAAAAAGTAGAAGAGGAAGTTGTTGAAACTCCTGTTCTTGGACGTCAAGACCTAATTAACAAAGCAATGGCAGAACTTCCTTCTGCTAATTTTGAAAGAAAAGCCCAACTCTTCAAAGCAATTAGTCGCTTAGAGGCGGGTGTTGAAATTGATAAAGTGAATTTTTAAGGAGAAAACTAATATGTTACCTAATATCAATGAAAACGTTACTATTAACGAATTAACCCGTCTAAATGAGTCTCTTCGCAAAAACAGCAATGTAGGCTATCAAGCAACTGATGCACTTGGCAATGATCTTCGTGGTCCTTTGTCTCCTATCGTTCCTCAGTCAATTGAAGGAACTCTTGCTTCTGCAGCACATACAATGCGCGACCTTGCGCTTTGGCCTATGATGCCTAAGATCCAAGCTACAAACACTCTACATGAGTATGCAGTTATTAGTAGCCACGGTGAGGACCTTGATCCATTTATTGCTGAAGGTGGCGGCGACAGCAGCTTCGGTTCTTCTGCTTCACAGTATGAGAGAAAATCAGTTAAAATTAAATATATGGCCGAGAAACGCAGCATCTCTGATGTTTCTACTCTTGTTGGTATCGTTGGTCCTAACGCTGACGCACTTGCTGAGGAGACCGAGCGCGGCACAATGAGCCTTCTTCGTAAAATGGAAGTTCAACTTTTCCACGGTGATGAAGATGTAAATGGTCTTGCTTTTGATGGTGTTCTTAAGCAAATTGAGCGTGATCTAGACACTGATCGCAACCCATACCAATTCGGTCGTAGCTTTAGTGAACACCAGGAAGATATGCAAGGTGCATCACTTTCAGGCCAGAAACTCCATGAAGTTCTTGGTGAGCTTTACTCAGCTCCTCGCTTTGGTAATCCTGATGCAATCTTCATGTCTCCTAAAGCTTACAGCAAATTGATTGCAGATAGTGCACAAAATGGTCGCCATGACTCTATGGTTCTCGTTAACCAAGGTGATCAAGGTGTTCATACTCTTGGCGCTGGCCCTCGCATTCATATTATGGGACCTATGGGGCCTGTTCCTGTAGTAGCTGCTCCATTTATCTCACGTCGTTTAGCTCCTCCTTCAGCTGCTAGCGCAGGTGCAGATTTGGTTGCTAACGGCCTTGCAACTGAGGATACACAAACAGCTGCTCAATTCCTTGCTGCTGACGCTGTATTTGGTATTGAAAATGGTTGGGACGCATCTGGCACCGGTGCTGGTCATGATGGTGAATTTAGATACGTATTCGTTCCTGTTAATAAAAAAGGCTACGGCGCACCAGTAATTTCAGCTGCTGTTGATGCACATGATGACGCTGTTCCTCGTTTCCAACTTAACGCAATGGCGAATGGATCTGCACTTTATGTTCGCGTATACCGCGCAGCTAAGAGTGATGCAGCATCTGATGGTGAAGTATTGCGCGCAGCACAACTAATTGGTGAAGTTAAAGCTTCTGAGATTATCGGAGCTGATTGGTACGACGCTGGATTTGAGAGACTCGACTGTGATCAAGTTCTTATTACTCAGCTTGATGCGGGCGTTGTGGAATTTGCACGACTCCTTGACTTTATTCGTCGTCCTCTTGCTGAGGTTGGTGCTGCGAAGCAATTCCTCCTCATGCTTTTCGGTGCACCTTCCGTTAAGGTTGCTAAGAAGAACTTCGTTCTTCGCAACGTTTCTAAATAATATTATTAGAACTTAATAGTTAGGCAAACCGGGAGAGGTGTATGTCCTTTCAAAAACTTTATGTTTTTAGCCTCTCAATTTGACTTCTTGCTCTCCCGGTCAAAATGAGAGGTTTTTTTTAGTTATTAAATTAAACGCAGTTAAAAAGAAACTTTAAAGTTATAATTATCTATAGATTTATATAAAAAGTTTCAAGACATCAAACAGAATAAACGGAAGGTTATATTATGGCACTAACATTAAAAGACATTATTACTGTAGATTTACTAAAAAAGACGATGTTAGTTGGTGTTGATTTGACCGATGATGCAGGAAATGCATACCCTGATGAATTATTTGAAGAAGCTATAGATCAGGCAATTTCATTAATGGAAGAAGAACTAGAAATAACTATTGAACCTTTTAAAGTTTCTAGTGAAAGACATGATTTATATAATGATCAAAGAAATGCTTGGTATGGTAGTCAACTTGATAGAAGGCCATTAAAAACTATTGATGGATTAAAAATATCATACGGAAATTACAGCCCAGTAGATATTCCTGATGCATGGCTAAATATAACATCACCTGAAACATCTTCAGTAAGTCTTATACCAACAGCAGAAAGTATTGGAACATTTAGATTTAACAATGTATTACCTTTACTTATTGACCCAATATCAAATTATGGTAGATATGCTAGAGTTCCTGCTTATTTTAATTTTGATTATACAGCAGGATTTACATTATTAGAAGGTCAAATAACAATTCCGCAAGGAACAACAGAATTAACTGATATTGCGATTGGTGAAACTTTAATTGATAAACCTAGATTTATATTTGAAGTTATAGATGATGGAAACGGGAATATACAGGGTGCCTCATCTCCTTCAGTTAAAGCCTTTGGAATAGGTGATAAAACATTTAATGTTGAAATAAGCGCAGCAGGATTACAAGGTGATGTAGTTATTGATTATAAATTACACACTGTTCCTCCCGTCTTAGTTAAAGCAATATTATATACAGCAGCAATGTTGCCATTAGATACTGCAGGTGATTTATTAGCAGGCGCCGGTGTAGGACAATTTACATTAGGAGTTGATGGATTATCACAAAGTATTTCTACTACATCATCCGCAACTTCTGCAGGTTATGGTGCTAAGATAATTAGTTATAAAGATCAATTAAAAAATGCTATGGCAGTTCTTAAAAAGAAATATAAAGTTTCTAAACTTGCGGCAGGATTTTAATTATGATTTTACAAACACCTCAACAATCATTAGTTAAAACTAGAACAGATTTTAGAATTGAAGAGTTTAGAAAACTTATTCAACAAAAAGGCCTGAATATTGAATGGCAACAAACAATTGAATGCCCTTGTTTTATGAAAAGCACAACTTCTTTAAACCTAAACCTTTCAGCAGTTAATGATATTGACGCAAACGAAGCAGGATCTAGTTCTTCTTGTCCTGTATGTGAAGGAAAAGGATTTATAAGACATAGTTCACAAAACATTAAAGCTATAACAACTAATGCAGGTGGAAATGAAGAAGTAGGTAAATATGGATCTTACAGAAAAGAAAAAGTTAAATTTACTTTAGAGCCTGAACACCTACCTTCTTACGGCGACAGATTTATAATGAAAGATAGCGTAATTATTTACAGAGATAAAATAGAAATTTCAGTTTTTGGAAGTTGCACATTATCTAAAACACCTGAAACAAGGAATTTAACACTAGTTAGTGGATTAACTCCTGTAAATATATTATACATGCATAGAAGCGATGCAGATGGAAATGCTATAGTTGGTGGTGAAATTCCTGTTGATGATATAACATTGAACGGGAACGTTATAACATTTAATAACGCAGCAAACACACCAGTTATTGGCAGTAAACTTTCTATTGCATATTATATTAATCCATCATATGTAGTAATAAATCATCCACACTCAATTAGAGATACTTTTGTAAGAACAAATCAAGTTGAAATACCTTCTCCAATGCCAGTCCAAGTTGAATGTAAAATGGAGATAGAATAATGAGCGTAGTTGATTTACACATAACACATACAATATCAAATGGTATAAAATATTTTAAAGATAATGAAGTCAAATTCAATGAATTATTTTATGATATTGGTAGCACACTAAGAACAACATATTTCAATAAATTAAATGATATTCAGGCGTCATTTGATGTTGCTTTAAGAAAAAAGACTGAAAAATTCCCTCTCATAACAGTTTCAGTTGAAGAAAACAGCTCTGATACATTTCAAATGTTAGGTAATAGAGGATTTAATGAAAAGTTAGTCTTATTAGTTAATCAAACATGCGACGTTAATATATTTGCTGATGATTTAGATACACTAAGAATACTACATAGAGTAATTCAGGCTTCTATGTTAATTTTTAAACAAAATTTCCTTGCAATTGGATATTTAAATATACAGTTTGAAAAAGCGTCAAAAATTGAAATAGAAAACGAACTAACTACTTCAAACATAGATTTATACACTAGGTCTATAACATTTGTAGCTCAAAAGCAACTTAAAGCAAGCGAGCCTGTTGAAGAGTTTGACGGACCTTGGGAGCTAAATCCTAATATCATCAAAAGCTAAATAAACTTTTAACATAAGGAGAAAATAAATGCCAACATCTATTACATATAGAGGCAAAAGACTTTTTGAGCCGAGTGTAGTCGTTAACGTCGTCAATACTCTAGCAGCGGAACCTGGACTTGGTGCTAAAAAGCTTTGCGTAGTAGGGAACTTCCCTATCCTCAAAAAAAATACACCAGTTTCTTTTAATACAGGAGCTTATGAACTTTCCGAAGTCTACCCAATGGATGCGACTTTACTTACACTAGATAAGATTTGGAAAAGCGCATTAGCAACTGTTGATGGAGTATCAACATCTATGACTTACGTTTCTGCAAATCAATCAACTGCAGCAGAATTCCAGATTGATAGCGAAGCAATAGGTGATAGTGATATACTTAAACTTACATCAACTTATTATGGAACTGTTGGAAACGACATTAGAATTAAACTTGAAGATCCTGATGCTAATGCAGAATTAAACGATGCAGGCCCTTACTATAAATTAACAGTAAGAGCACCTTGGTTTGACAGCGATGCAGTTTATGAGATTGACGGTGGTTCTAAATTACAAGTAAGTCTAGAAGATGGTGATACTCTAGCAATTACTGGCAGCAAACAATTGGTATATACACCATCTGGCGGCGGCGCATCACAAACATTTGACCTAACTGCTTATACCAGAATGGATGAATTAGTTGCTGTATTACCTGAAGTATTAAACCCAATAGCTTTATCTTTCAGTAAGCCTGAGGAATTAGATGTTATTGATTATGCTTCAGTTGGCCAAAATGATCTAGTATTACATGCACATACTGCTGAACTAGTTCAAACAATCAATGAATTTGATAGTATACCATTTGAGGCAGAACTTTCTGGTGGTTATCTTTTAATGGATCAGTTTGACCTAGCAGGACCTACAACACTTGGTGTTGATGGTGGCGCAATTACAGATGCACAATATGCAGATGCTTTTGCAGCAGTAGAAAACAGTGATATTACTTCTATTACTATATTAAGTGATGAAGCAGATCACCACGCATTACTTAAAGGACATATTGAACTAGCATTAATTGCTGGACGTGAAAGAAATGGATTTGTTGGTGCACCTTTAAATACCTCAATTGCAGATCTTTATAGTGGATATGTTTTAAAGATGAATGATGCGCGTATTTCAGTTTGTGGCCAAGGAATTACATTTACAGATCATAAAGGCGGAAGAAGAGTTGAAGGACCTGAATATTTGGCATTTATGATGATGTGTGCACAAGGTGCATTACCTCCTTCTGAGCCACTTACAAGAAAAGCAATTAATATTTTTGAAACAACAGAAGTTTGGGACCGTGAAAAAGACTCAAATTCTTTAGCACAAAAATCAATTCTTGGTATTAAATTAGGTGTTAATAACCAATTAGAAGTTATTAGAGGACTTACTTCTTGGCGCAAAGACAATCTATCAGTTAATACTGAAATTTCAACTAAAGAAAGTATTGATACGTGCGTGAGAGACTTACGTAAATTCCTAAATCTTCAGTTAGGAACACGTATTACTAGAACAACTCAGGATAAAGTTAAAGCGTTGACCAAGAGACGCTTAAGCGAGATGCGAGATGCTGCTATTATCCAAGACTTTAAAAATATCAAACTCCGTAGAGAAGGCGATACTATTTTTATTGATTTTGATGTTGCACTCATTGAACCTCTCAACTTCATCCGTATTACAGCAAATATTGTAGCCGGACAATAAGGAGATAAACAATGGCAAACGTAATTACAGGCGCAAAAGCAATAGTTAAGATTAATGGTCAAACATGTGGATATGCTACAGGTATATCTATTCAGGAAAGTCAACTTAACGGACGCATTGAAAGTTTAGGATACATTGATAGCAGAGAAATTACACCTATTTCTAGGTTAGTAACTGCTACTATTAATTTTATTCGTATCTTTAAAACAAATGAAAACAATGGTTTAGTTCAAGGTGAAGAAGCTGATGAAGGCTCAATGATCACAACAGAACAAGTTGCAGAAGGTCAAAATCCAACTGCACAAGTTAGAACACAAAATGCACTTTCTTCACAAGCATTTGACCTAGAGATTTATGACAGTGCAGCTCCAGGCGAAGCAGATGGAAGTATACAAGAGGAAGACAGAAAGATTTATACAGTTGTTGGATGTCGTCCATCATCACAAAGTATTGTAGTTGATCGTGGCTCCTTAATGGGTGTCCAAGTTACATGTGATGCACTATATCTTATCAGGCACCCTGATGGATTAGAGGCTTAATACTCTGTTTGATACGACGTTTATCTCTGTTAAATCTTTATATTTTTCTAATATAAACACATAAAAAATTAGCCACTGTTTTTCTATCATTAAGCAGTGGTTTTTTTGTATTAACTTAATAAATTAAACTTTTTGGAAGAATTAATCATAATCCTTTTAAAAATATACGACATCTAGATAAAAAATGAAGTTTAAAGATATATTTATTATATATAACTAATTAACAGGAGAGTAAAAATGGATTTAGTTAAACTAAAAGAGCAACATCAAAATAAAATTGACGAAGCACCGTCAATGCATGAAATCAAGTCAAAGAAAAAGACTAAACAACTTGAAAAAGATGATCATCTTAAATTTGAAAAACGCAGTAAAGAAATACCTTTGGAATATGTTTTAGATAACGGTGAAATTAAAAAGGTAAAAATCGTTTCAAAAGTAATGGATAGCAAAGCTAGACTTGAATATGAAAGAGTTTTAACTGCACTTGCTGATGGTGTATATTTTGATAATTTGCCTCTTGAAGTTAAAAACAGGCATCTATGTATTGCGCGTATTATTTGCCAGTTAGATAATCCACCTAATTGGCTATTAGAAGTTGCAGGCGAAGATTTAGAATTTTGTTTTGAATTAGGTGGGAGGCTCCTTCAGCATGAAGGTGATTTCTTTCGCAACAATAATACCAAGAATGAAGGAGAAGAGAGCAAACCTCGCTTTCGCTTTAATTAGACAAAACATGAGTGATACATTGCCAGTTATTAGCAGCGAATATATTGATTGCTGGGAAAACTTGGAATGGAGTATATTAACTCTAGAAAAAGAACAATTTGAAATATTATGGAATTCTTTTGTTAAGTCTAATAAGAAATATAAGGAAAAAATTAAGCAGATTGATTTTAGAAAGCCAAAAACAGATCAGGAAATAGATACTGAAACTATTGAACAAGAAATAGTTCAGGATAAAACTATATTTGAGATGGAAAGAGCATTTGCTGAAGGAAATACTGCTGACGTTTTAGAAATGTTAAATAAATTTAAATAGGAGTTTATATGCAGCCACTAACTTTAGGTAGTCAAAATATGTCGGCATCAACATCTGCCTTAGATGCTTTGAGCCAATTTGGTAAAAGTGGACCAAGAATGCCGGACTTTAGTGGCGCGCAATTTGGTGGACTTAATAATTTAAATGCGGGCCAAGCAACCAATCCTTTTTCAATGTCCCCCGGTGCTGGTGCAGCAGCTAGTAGATTACCTAATATGGGTGCTAATGCTGGTGTAGGAAACGCAAACCTAGGAGGATCAATTAATAAACTTATTGCTTCTAACAATAAACTCATTGCTGCTATTAATAAATTAGCAGGAGTAATGGGAAGCAGAGGCGGAGGCGGTGGCGGAGGTTTTTCCGGAGTTTCTGGCGGTGAAGGCGGAACTTATGGAATGGGTGTATTTGAACAGTTAAACCTTCAAAAAGGCCAGGAAATTAGAGGTGGGCATTATCCAGGTGCTGGTGTTTCAGGTGCAACCCAAACTAGACCTCCTGGCTTCAAGCCTCCTTCAAAAGATGCTGGTGTAGGCGCAATTGATGCAGCTTTTGATAAATTACCTGAAACATATGGTATTAAGACTATTGCAAAACATGCTTTCTTAGCAACATCAGGATTAACAGGAAGTTATTATAAAACTAAATTTGGTATAAATCAATTAGGCATGGGAACTACACTTTCAGGCCTAGCTGCACAAATTCCAATGGGTTTAGGATTACAAACTGCTCAAAATATTGATGTAATACAAGGTAGAGCTAGTGAAATGTCTGGAATTGAAAGAAGAGCATTTCAAACAGCTGCTGCAGTAGGTATTAATTTCAGGGGACTAGGTGCCGGAGCAACTGCCAATATGTTACAAAGAGGTGATTTACATAAATACGCAAAAGCATTTGGTATGACACCTGATCAGGCATTAGAAAGTGTGCAAGACGTTTATACAACAGGTGGATTTACAACAGGAACAATTGGAGGAACAGGAAGAGACGCTAAAGAAAGAGGTCTTACAGTTGATGAAATTTTCAAATTCAAACAAGTAGGCTTTGGTTCTTCAGTAATGGGTGCTGTGCAAGAAATGCAAATGCGTGGCACAGGTTCAAGAGGTTTAATATCTGGTGGCCCATCAGGTGTTGCAGAATTTGGCGCAGGAATGGGATTTAATGCTAGAGGTATGGGTAAATTAATTTCTGCAATGACATCATTCGGCCAACAAGCTAATATGTTTGGGATGGATAATATAAGAGCAAGAAAAAGATTATTTACTGAAGCTATAGGATTTGAAATGGACACAGACTATCAATCATTTCAAGGAATGCAGAACGCAGTTAACCAATCATTTATGACCCATCAAACATTAGCACAAGGTGCAACTGGTCAAATATCAGGTTTATTTAGCGGAATATCTCAACGTATGGGTATGGCTATGGCTATGCGACAAGCTCAAGGTGAATTAGGAGCTGGCGCTACTGGAGTAGAAATAGCTAGAAGAGCTACAATAATTGCTAGAGAAGGCACAGCACAGCAAAAAGTTGCTTTTATGAGATCACAAGGCTTTAGTGATGATGTTATTCAAGCAAGATTATTAGGTGAAAATCTAACAGATGCACAAATTTCTTTTGCAATGGATAATACATTTGGTAGAGGAAGAAGTGAAATAAATAGACGCAAACAATTAGGCAGAGCTAAAACAACAACAGACTTAGAACGACAAGGCGCAGCAATGCCAATTAGTAGTGAAATTGCTGCTAATAAAGCTTCAAATGTTATTGATACTTATGGTGATCAAAAAAATATAGAAAAAATTCAAAATGTTATTAGAGGTCAAGCTGCTTTAGAAAGACAATTATTCAATAATGCAGAATATACACAAGCCAATACTAGTGCACTTCTTGGTTTAAGTAAGGTGTTTACTGATGTGGGAAGTGATTTAACAGATGTAATGAAGAAAGTTAATAACATGATTGGATCAATTAACAAAGTTCTTCCTAAATCTGCTCAGTTGGATAAAGTTGGAACTGCTCCAGGACCTAAACGTTCTGGCGGATTATAAGATAATAAGGAGAGTAATTAAATGGCAAAACAAAATCAACCTTCAGCAGGGGGTCCTTCAACTCCTAGTCAAAGCGGAGGAAGAACAGGCACAAATGATTATAATTTTACTGAAGATGATGTAATTACAGGAAGCGTCTTAAAGCCTGATGATACATTTCAGTCTATACAAGATAATAGATCTCCTATACCTTTTCCTATTGCAGAAGCTGCCGGATTACAAGATGCACAAAGTGGTGGAACTACAGGAAAAGCAGTAGTTAAGTTAATTGAATGGCTTTTGAAAAGAGTAGCAGAATACTTAAAAGGTCCAGGTAAACATAAATACCATTTTGATATAAATTATCATAATCATGATATTCCTATTCCAATTCCTCTTACTCCCTTTATAACTAATCTAAGTTTAAGTGAAACAATTAACGCACCTTATGTTTCAGGTAATATTGAATTAAAAATACCATTTGAACACATTCAAACTATATTTAAAAGTGCGGGTGGCAGAATAGACTCAGGCGGATTTATTTCAATTAATCAAAAATCTTTTCCTTCATTAACTAACAAGATTGAAGACGAAAGAATAAGAGACAATCATTTTCTAACACAATTACTCGTAGTTAATAATATAAACTATGGTGTAAGTGCTACAGCAGATGGGATTATTGATTGCACGTTAAATTTAGATTGCACATCGTTTTTACATCCTTTAATTATGGGTCAATATAAAGTTTCAGAGACTAAGAGAAGAAATTATAGTTATACAGATCCTGAAATTAAAGATGAAAAAGTAGAAGCTGCTGGTGTTAAAGTTCAAACTGAAAGCGAACAAGCATTATGGGAAGCTTTAGGTATACCAGACACAGATCCAATCCGTAAAGTCTCATCCCGTCCTGTTGTAACTTCAGTAAAATCAGCAGATGGTAAGGAAGTAATTAATGAATTTTGGTTTGAAGGACAACTTTATAATAGATTTTTAACATTAATGATGGAAGGCTCTGTTATAAGAAAAGATAGTGGAGCAGATTTAAAAAATATGCTTTCTTTCTTAGCATATCCTAAAACACCTTCATCACTAACATTTAATCTTGGAATTGAAAAATGGTATCAATTAGCACAACGTGAATTAGACAAAGGTGCGGTTTTTTATGTAAGATTATTAAGAACACAAGGCGTGCCTGAAGAACAAATTCAAACATTAGGAAAAGAATTATTAAGAGTATTTGATACAACTGTTGTAAATCAGCCAGGAGTTGGTTCTAGAGGTATATTTGCTAATAGAAGATTTATTAGTGATGAGCCACCAGAAGTTAGGTCAAATGGTTATCAAACATTATTTAAAGTTGAAGAAAGACCTGGAGACACAACAGTAGCTGCTGAATTACTGAAAGAAGAATTAGCTAAGGGTGCTGGATCAAAACTAGATTTTAGTTTTGGTAAAGGTGAAGAATTTAGATTAGGTGATGTAATAAGAGTATTTTCAGTCAATTCAACTGATGATTTACCTAATAATAGAAATGATGTATTTCCTTGGGTTACAGGCTTAGGAACTTCTAAAGAAATTATTGAAAATCTCAACAAGGTTAGTAATCTATATGCTAAAGGCCAAACTATATGGGGCGCATGCGTATCAACTTTCCAACCTGATAGTAAAACACATGAATTATTCCCAGTAGTTATTCCACTCATGGATAAAAAATGGTTTGAAAGAGCTAATGACTTTGAAAGAGCAATTGGTGGAATATTAGGTGTAGTTTATAGAAAAAAGCCAATTCACCCATATATCAGTTTAAATAAAAATTCTATTAACAAAGAATACTCTGTTTATAGGCGCGTTTTTACTTCTAAAACCGATGATCCATATTATAAGGATATTAATTACAAGTTAAACGCAGAGGAATTAGAAGTTCAGCAGGAAACATTTGTAGACCTAGATAACACCTTTCAATTAACAGGAAATGAAGAATATGCAACAGAAAAAACTCCTCTTCCTGTTTTAAATATAAAAGATATACTTACTATGAATTTTAGTCATAGTGATACAATGCGTGTTAACGGTATACAAGTAGAACATCCTTATAGTCAAGTAGACCCAAACACTTCAGGTAATTTATTAACAGAACCTTATGTTAATGCATTAGATGCTTCTAGATTTGGATTTAGGTTTTATCAATCAAATTACCCATTCCTTCAGGTTAATAGTCCAGAAAAAGGAAAATTTAATCTAGGAAACGTTATGGCAGAAAACCTATATATGACTATAGGTGATGGCTCAAAGTATTCAACAGGTTCAATTCTATTACCCCTAGAAACAACATTTACACTTAAACAGGGATGTTGGTTTATTGTTAATTTTACACCTCCAACTTATGAAGTCAAAGAAGGATTTGATTATGGAGGAAACTCGAGTGATGATAGAGTAAATAAATTTATTGCTTATTGCACAAATATTTCATATACATACACCGTAGATCAATCAAATGGTAATATATTAACTAGAACTCAAGTTAATTTTGAACGTGGCTCATACGGAGGCTTAATACCTGAATTACCTGATACTAAACATATTACATACGTTGATGGAAAAGTTTCTTCAACAGAAATTACTGGAACATTAGAAAAAACATCTTTAGCTGAAATACCTAGAGTAAGATATTTAGCAGATGAATATGGGTTTTATGGGGACGCAGCGACGCAAGAAAAAAGAAACGAAGTATTTGAAACAATATACGCAGGAGCATCTTCAGTTATAGAAGGCACAACAAGAGCTAATGAAGGTAATGAACCTGGAAGTTTTTATTATGACATTGATGGTGATGGTAAATATGAATGGTATAAAGATGCTAGCGGGAATGCTTACTTAATATTACCTAAAGATAGACCTGGTGTTACTGATTTTATATTTGCAGATTTTAATGAATTAGTAAGAGATGGATATACAACACCTATTAAAGTTGATGCAGGAAAAACTGCTCCAGAGCCAGTTGCTGAAGATAGAGACGATTATAATTTTACTGATGAAGAAGCAGGAATAACACAACCTTAAGGAGAAGATAATGATACATGCACCAGTATACCAATCATTAGGTCAAGAAATAACTGAAATATCTAATCCAAGAGCTTTACTGGGTGAAATAGTAGACGTTGTTATTAGAAGCAGTGATCTTAAACCTATATTAACTATTAAATTAAATGACGGGCAGATACATAGAAATGTTGAAGTTATTAATTCTGGGAGCTCTAATGGATCAGCTTATACACATTACCCATTAGAAGTAGGAGGTCTAGTTCATGTTTTAATGTTCTCGGAAAATGCTCCTGTTTTAGCAATAGGAGGAGCTTTAAAACCTTCACATCTTGTATTAGAAAAAGGTGTATCTATAGCAGCAAATGATAGTGATAGAAAAGCTTTTACAACTCGAGACTATATAATGCTGAATGATGGAAATTATATAAACTTGACATCATTAAATGGTATTGTTTTAGATAGTAAAAAATCAATAAGGCTACAATTAAACGAAGAAGCAGTTTTAAGAATTAGTAGATATGGAAAATGTGGAGATAATATATTGGATGGAAGTCAATTCATTGATATTCTTTTCAGTTATATAAAGGTTTTAGAAGATAAAATTAATGCACAGTCTGAGTGGATTAAACAAGCATCTCCAATACTAGAACAACAATTTACTTTAGCTGCTGAAGAACATACTGCACAGGCTCTTATTTATACTTCTAATAACTTTTTTACAGAAGCAGCAGAAGAAACACAAAAAGCTATAGAAGATACACAAAGCGCGTTATATATGAAAACTAATGGACCTATAGTAGGTTCACCATTATCTATAACATCGTCAACAGCAAAAACAAATAGTCGTAAGGCAATCAATCCTTACATACAAACACCTCTAAAAAATAATTAATAATACCATTGATAGGCAGTTAGCAAGGAGTAATAAATGTTCAGTTCAAAAACATTATCAAGTAATTTAACATTACCTGGGAGTAGAAAAGAAATACCCGGGTTTAATAGATTTGGTGCAGATCCTAATGGTTTTTGGGGTCAACTGCAAAGAATTCCTGCTAAATATTATTTAGAAATTAGAAGAGGAAGTAAAGTAGATAGTGTTATATCTTTTCCCTATGACCCTGATAGTATGCAATATAACAGAATAAATCCGCATAGTATAACATATACATTAGGAGGAGTTTTAAGGGAAGTCAATACTATCAGGTCTCATGACATTGTATTTGAAGGTAGATCAGGAACGGCATTTAGAACTGCATATACACGTGATGGTGGAATATCAAATTTAACAGGAAATGATGCTTTTAAAGAATTTGATGAGTTTTTAAAAAGATATACTGAATTATCAAACCTAGATTACGGTGTTAAAGATAAATTAATTGTTTCAACAGAAGAGTATAGTAATAAAATATTAGAAACAGGCTCAAACGCTAAAACAATACAGTTAATATTGCGCTGTATTGATGAAGATTTACATTTAGCAGTAGAACCTTTATCTTTTTCATATGGTAAAAATGCACAATATAAACATGATTATAGATATAGACTTCAATTAAAAGCTTATGATTATGCATATTCCTCAGCATATAATAATATTATATTAGGTGCTTTAGATACAGCAAATGGCTATATAAACGCAGTAGGAGGAGCTATAGGAACATTATCAAATGTAGTTGACAATGTTTCAAATGACTATATTTCAGGTGTAAGAGGAACAATAAGAAATGCCAGCGCAGCACTTAATAAAGTAGGTGATGTTTCTAAGAGTATCGGGTCTTTAACTACAAATGCTGCAGGTGTTATTAGTGATGTAGTTGCATTAGGAGATAATATTACAGGTGTTGGAAAAACTTTTAATGATTTAACAGATGCTCTTGAAACACTAGGAAGTCCTGAACTAGTTAAAACTAGAAATGAATTAGTTTCAGGCATGTTAAATACTCCTAGATTAACAGGTGATTTTACTAGAGACTTAAGAAATAGTCAATTTATTGCAGAATTATCTCAGTTTATTAATGAAAGCCAAAATTTAAGAGGCGTAGTTGATAGAAGATATTTCAATCAAAGACACTTACAACAATATAAATTAGGTGAATGGCTTTCAAATGAACAGAACTTAAGTCTTCTTAATACAAATATAGGCAAAGGTTCAGGCAACATTGATAGACGCAATGCATTCCCGTATGAAATTAATAAAAATGATGATTTAATTCAAATAGCAACTAAGTTAACAGGTGAAGCAGCAAATGCAGATCTTATACAAGAATTTAATGATTGGGTAGACTATAGAAGAAATAACCAAGGCGACTATCCTCAGCCTGGAGACATTATTTATATACCTGATACTTTGATTAGAGCTATTAACCCATTCTTGGACCGAGGCGACCTAATAGGAAATGATATTAGAATGGACTGGAATGATTGCAGTTTAAACGATTTAAATAATGAAATAGAAACAGTAAGTGGAGCGGAAAATATAAAACAGTATATAAAGAATGCTTTGCTAACAGTTGCAGGTGAGGTGCCTGGATTTGAAACTTATGGATTGCGTGCATTAAGTAGAATTAGTGATACAGGACTATTATCAACTTACATTAGAGACACATTAATTGCAGATACACGAATAATTGATATAAATAATATTGACATTGAAATTAAACAAGATACAGTAAATGTTAGTTTCAACGTTAAAACCATATTAAATAATAACATTCAGTTCAGAGTTCCTTATCCTATTTAATAAAAATTTAGGAAAAAAACTAATATAAATGATATATAATAATAGAAAGTAGGAGATGATATGCCACAATTTACACCGCGTCTTCCATTGCCAGTTTTAAGAGACTTATTAAGTAAAGTAGTTAATAGAACAGACTTAAACGATGTTAACGTAGGTTCAACTTTATTTACTATTCTTAATGCTATAGCAACGGAAATAAGTAATACTGAAGGTCGTATGTTTAACTTGCGACAAAGTTATGCTATAGAAAATGCTAGTGGGTCGGATTTAGATGCACGTGTTGCTGAATTACCACCCATAGGTATTGCAAGAAAAAGAGGGACTAGTGCGAGCGGATCTGTTTTAAAGATTACACTCCCAGTAGCAGCAACAGAAGATATTACAATTCCAGCAGGATCATTAGTTTCATCAACAGAAGACGGAACAACATATGTTATTGTTGAAGATGTGATTATTTTAGCTGGTGAAATAGAAGCAGAAAACGTTTCAATAGTTTGTAATGCTCAAGGTGTTGTAGGTAATGCAGATACAGGCACAATTACAACTATAGTTAATGTCCCATATGCATCTTCAGTTACAAACACAGGCCCATTAGTTAATGGATTAGATGTTGAAAGTGATCAAAGTTTAAGAGACAGAGCAATACGTTATTTAAATTCAATGGGTAGAACATCAACTTCTGCTTTACAATTCTTGGCATCATCATTCATTGATAGTAATAATGTTTCTTTCCCATTTAATGCAATTTATGAAGACCCAAATCAACCTGGCTACTGTGAATTAATTGTTGATGATGGAAGCGGTGAATATGGGTCTCTTGGACGTGGATACGGTGTTAATTTTAGAGTTCCTGAAGGAGGCGCAAACTTTGTTTCATTTGAAAGGCCTGCAGTTAAATCTACATTTACATACGGTGATGACTTTATAATAACAGATAGTTCAGGTAATGAAAAAGTTGATGTAAATGGTAATGCAAGAAATTATGCAAACGAATATAAAGTAATACCTGAAAGAGGCATTATATTTTTTGAAGATAGTGCATTAGATGAGGGTGATACAGTTACTCTATTACCTTATACAGTTTATAAAGGATTTATTGCAGAACTCCAAGAAGAAATTGAAGGAAATGTAAATAGAGGAAATACATTAAGAGGATGGAGAGCTGCAGGAACTCGTGTAAGAGTTATTCCACCTAATAAACAAATTTTGACATTTGATATTTCAATTAGGTTAACTCCTAATACAGATTTTAATGTTATATCAAGAGACGTAAGGGATGCAGCTGTTGAATTTGTAAATAATTTAGCACCAGGTCAACCTTTCCTACCTAGTCAATTGGTTAGAAGATTATTAGACACACAACCAATTATTTCAGCAAATATTTTAGCGAGAGGGGCCGAGGGAGCTTGTTCATTATTGGATGATAGATATCCACCAAACAATAGGACAGTTTTTAGGTCAACCGTAAACGATATAGATATTAACTTAATTTAACGGAGATAACAGATGAAAAAACAGATAAACTTTAGCGCACTACAGAGATTAGACCTTGTTGATGCTAATGACTTACAAGAATTACTTTATAATATTATTGATGAATTAACGTCAAAAACTTTTAAAAGTGGCCAATATTCAGTTGCAAATGCTACACAGCAAGACTTAAACATAAGAAGAACAGCAGCACACGGCCCATTAAGTCCTATTGTTACATTAGGAATTGATCAAGCAGAAGCAAGACTTAACATCCTTGATGAGTTTTCAGTCATTGAAAGAAATACTGGTGAATTAATTACCTTTACTCAGGAAGAAATTGATTTAGGTTATGGTGTTATTGATTTAGCATCATTACAATCTGAGGTTGATGATGATCCTAATGCTTTAAGACAAAATGATTTAACAGCAACTTATTCAGGTGTTGGTATATTTGCTTATTTACTTGATGATACTGAAAGAGAAAGCAGGCAATTCTATGATATTGCAACATCATCAACAGTTTCTAATGTTACTACTGTTAGAAATACAAACAGATTAAGATTATTTGCTGGATTATATGAAAAACATATTAATACAACTAATGATAGTGGGCAATATCCAACATTACTAGGTAAATATGAGTTTGGAAGAATTGAAGACAATGTAAGAACTGATGCAGGTGGCGGAAACTTTGTTCTTAATCCTGTTGAACAATGGTTTACACTCGCATCATTCGTTTCAAACTTAGTTTGGGGTCAAATGATTTCAGGTATGGATTATTTTGATGGAGCTAGCTTAGTAGGTGATAATGCGACACCTAATGCTTTAAGACTTCCTAATGCAATTACATCACCTGAAACATTAAGACATACAAATTCAGGCGCAAATACACTGCATGATATGAGATTGGCATTTAAGTATATTCAGCGTCTTATTAATAGAATTCAATGTAATGGAACAGAAGACCCAACTACAACAGATTTGGGTGATTTAAATGAAAACGTTTCTATTATTGATAATTTTGGTGTTGCTACAGGACTTACTAAAGCAGTAAATAATTCATTAGTTAATGAACATCCTCCTTACTCACTGCGCGGCCTGAAAAGATTTATTGACGTTCATGAACATAATACTTCAATTACTGCTAGTGTTGATGTTTTATTTGAAAGATATACAACAGATACAGATGCATTTCCTGATGGTATTACTAGAACAGTAGTTAAAGCAGTTCAAGCAGGACCAAACGGAAGTATTCCAATTACATTTGAATTTGACTTTTATGATACATTTACATCATATTTAGGAGTAAGTGCACCAGGAAGTGAAGACGTACAAATGACTTTAGGTGATGCATCAGCATCTTCAATAACAGGTGCATTAGTTAATACTTCAGGAACAGCAATTACTAGCGCACAAGCACAAACTTCTTGGATGAGAAATTTAATTGTTAAAATACCTTCAGAGTATGCTAACTGGCATATTGTTGATTTAAATCTAATGCCTATTACAAGTTTCCATCCTAATTCAGGACCAATTCTAGATAATGTTGGTGGCGTCCAAAATACAATATCAGGATTTATGATGCTAGATGGAGACAATTTATTAGAAGGAAATGAAGGATCTTGGCAAACTGCTCCTGGAAGTGAAGGATTAATTCAAGTTAAATCTATTAACTGGACTAACAGCACAGGAGGAAAAACTGCAGGATATGGAATGAGATTTGTATTAGGCCCTAATACGGTATTAAACAGCATTGCTACTAGTATTAATTCAGTTCCTACAGGATTTAAAATTTCTCTTACTCTAAGAAATAATAACGTGATTAATTAAGGAGACATACACAAATGGCAATTACACTAACAATGAGTTCAAATAACTTCGGGATAAGCCAGGTAGATTTACCTCAGCCCGTAAGTATTACAGCTGCTGCGGCAGATAGTTCGGAGCCTACAAGATCCGTAAATGATTTTAATTATAGTTGGACTATTATAGATAATCCTCCAGGCAGCACTTATGCTATTGAAGACCCTACTAACAGAGTATGTTCAGGCATTATTGATACATGGGGAACAGTTCGTCTATTCTGTATCGCAACTAATCCAGATACAGGTGAAAGCAGTGAAGAAGATCCACTTCAGGCACCTAATTCACATTTTTGTGATATTGTAGTTTCACATGCTAGAACAAGCCTAAAAAAACCTGCTAGAAGCCAAAGAAACTGGCAAGATGAATATTGGGAAGTTGTTGATTGGTTATCAAATCATACAATTGAAAGCTCTGCTTCTGTCCCATTTGCAAATAAAGATGATGAGCCTGATAGAACAACACGAGTAAGTGGTATGGTTCAGTTAGCATCTATTAAAGACATTGCAGAAGGTAGATATTATGATACTGCGACGTTCGGAGTAGGTGATTTAGCATTAGGTAATGTTCCTCAGTATGTTATAAGACCAGATTTTCTTACAGATGCTATTAATGATAGCCTAACATTAGGTATACCAGGTATAGATGTTGGCGGAACAAATGAATTAGCTAAAGCTGTTGAAGATAGAGCATTAATTAAAATGAAAAGAGAAAGCGTTTCAGTTTTAAGTGATGTTTCTTATACACGAGACCCAGAAGACGACGACAGATTAAGATGGGATGGAATAAATGAAATATGGGAACCATATCATCATTATAGGTTTACTAATGGTATTACATTAAATATTAAGGATGAAGCATTTACTCCAAGCGAAGAGATAGACACAGTTGGTATAATTAACTGGCAAAAAGGTTCTAATCAATTTGCTCAAATGGGTTATGAATGGACTGATGAAGAATTACAAGTTGGTGGTATTTTTGCATTCTCACCTGTATCAAATAAAGGAATTAATTTAGGACATCCTGACAGACGTTGGAATGAATTATATGTTTCAGCTGATAGTATTGATATGGAAAACGGTGTAATTTCTATGGGCGCTGGCGGTGTAATGAGAGTTGCAGATGGAGGAATAACTAAAGATCTAGTTTCAGTTGATAATACTACATTAATTACAAACGGATTTGTTAAATGGGATGGAACAAATTGGGTAACAGAAACATTAACTGCAGGTGAAGGTGATATAACAGCAGTTATTGCTGGAAGTGGACTTTCTGGCGGAGGAACTGCAGGATCTGTTACACTCGTGGCAAGTGATATTAATACTACACACATTGACTCAACTGCTTTAATAACTTCAGCTGATGTTTTTGCTGATAGCGATACTTCTATTATGACTGCAGCTGCTATTAATGATTTAGTTCAAGCTAATGCAGGCGCTTCTTCAGTTGGAGATGTTAGAGATATACAATTGGCAGATGGAAGTGGTGGATTTGTTGCAGCAAACTGGCAAGTTAATACATCATCACATTTAATCCCAGTTACAACTAATGCTTATGATGTTGGAACTTCAACAAATCGTGTTAGGAAGATTTATGCTTATGATGGTCAATTCTATGATGACGTAAGAGTTGAAGGTGATTTAACAGTTGCTGGCCAGCAAATAATGCAGGATTATGCGTTTATAAATGATGATGGAGCTGCTGGAAGTTTATTGTTTACTGCAGGTGAAAACGGTGTAGTTTCAGGTAGCATTAGAAATTTAACAGATAATGTTATTATTGAAAGCGTTGCAAGTGGTGGTGAAGCTTCATTGGAATTTAAGGCAGGTGCAGGAGCTATTGCAACACAAAAGATTTTATCAAACAGTGCAAAACTTTCTAATAACAACTCAATCAAACTTCCTGCAATGGTAAGCGCTCCATCTGTTGGAGACTTTCTAAGAACAACTGTTGTTTCAGGTAGAGATGTTGAAGTTGAGTTTGAAGCTGTTAAAGAAAGAATTGTTTATTCAACACACGTTTCTAGAGAAGTTACTGAAGAGGGAAGCTTTGATGTAAGTGGAAACTTAATATTCTCTGGCAATCAACAAGCTTGTATGTATTGGATTAAAAACAATACAGGAACAACTATTGATTTGAAGGCAACACATATTCATGTTGGTGAAATGAGAAACCTAACATTATCTTTCAGTCTTGTTAAAGCAACTAGTGATGCTAATGCTCTTTCAAATACTTGGACGCAGGTAGGAAGTGCATTTACAATAACAAACTCATCAGGAGTAGATAATGTTATTGGCCAAGCTCAATCTTCACAATATACAACAACTTCGCTTTTAGCTGGAGAATACTTAGGAATAGTTTGCACAGATATTCCTGCTTTGAATAGAGACGATAGAAGAATAGTTATTTCATTTGATTGTGAAAAGCTACACGCTTAATATCATATCAATAACGAGAATATACTCCAGATTAATCTTTGCAGTAAATTGGAGTATATATATAAAGACATCAAACAAATTAAACAGAATTAAAACAGGAGATTGTAAATGGCCGAAATAAGATTTAATGGCGTCGAGATAGGTTTTGGTTCACCAACATTTAGTGGCGATGCTCCACCGAGAGACGCAGGTTTTGGTGCACCTTGGCCATTGGCAGTAAATAGTAATGATTATATTAATATTGCAGAAACTGGCCATGGTGATCCTTTTTTAAAACCTTCAATTAGTATTGAAACACCTCCCGGTATTCCTCCTAATTACAAAAAATTAGCAGATAATGGTGGAGAAATAATAAGAATACATGGAGATTTTAGTAGTATAAGAAATTTAATATCTAGAGCAGGAAATAATGCTACTCCAGGTAATCCATTAGGCCCATTTCAGTTGAAATTTATTTTATTAGACGAAAATGATGAATTAACAGATACATATTTCCTAGGTCAATCTTCAATTCCTAATCTTAGACATCGTTGTTTTACAAATTCTCAGCAAGATGAATTATTAGTTACAACTCCTGTTATGCCAAAAGGTAATTATAGATTACAACTTCAGCCTATAGTTAATGGATTTGGAATTTATAAGCCTATTGAATTAGAAGATTTTGAAGTTATAACTAGATTAAGATTTGATAAAACAATGAGTTTGCGCCATAATTTACCTAGCTTTTGGGATGCGGGTGAAAGAACTGACGCATATGATGCAAGTAAAGGTTATATTAAAGGACAAGATAGCAATTGGAGTTATTTACTACAGGCAGTAGGTGAAGGTTTACAAAATCTTTACAATAACTCATACACAATTATTACTCAAGACTGGAATAAAGGTGATGATAGACTTTATATTGAAACTTCATTAGGTTTAAATCCAGCTGGAGGCAGAATTATAATAGGAAATGGTGAATATGAATATGAAGCAGTTGGTAGAGGAACTGATAGGAATATTCATTTCTTAACTGGACTTAAAAAACTTGTAAGAACTAGTGGAAAAGGTCCTAGGCAACATGATTTAGAAAATCCAAAAATCTATGCAGGTGATGATCAAATTCCTCCGCATGAAGACGCTGTTTTAACTGATAGTATTGAAAATCCTATTATATATAAAGGAACACGACTGCATACAGACCATTTTGATTTTTCAGTTATTGAGAATTTTTACAAACTATTAAATACTGGCTTTGTAAAACCTGAATTAGTTAGTCAAACACAGTGGGAAAGAGCATTTAACAGAATTGAATACGGTGAAAGAGAATTAACACGTGTTATATTTGAATATTTTTATGAGATATTTAAAAAACTAAATCTTCCTGTAAGACTTAAAGGAAATGATGTTGAATTTAGAGTTTTCCCTAATGAGTTAGGAGCAGCTGATAGGTGGGCAGTTGGATTAGCATATAATGATACATCTTATCAGCCTAATGTTGGTGTAATTTATGATTACGGAAACAATAGTTTAAATTGTTCACATGTTCAAAGATTATGCAGAATAAATAAAAAATTCTACTTCATTAAAAATAGATTTATTGATAATAACGGAAACGGAAATTATCAGTTAGATAGTTATGGATGCACATACTGGAACGGAATGGATGAAGAAACTGCAGAATTATTTGAAAACTCAAATGTAAATGATGTAGAAATTGAAATATTACCTTGGATTATTTTTAGAGATCAAGACGGAAAATTCCATATAAGATTTGAAAGAACATGCTTTAAAGGTATTGATAGTTTTATTGATAGAAACTTTATACAATTTGATATGTTTATTAGTGCATTAAATGGCGAAGAAGATGTTAGTAATGATACTAATAGAGGATTTAATTTTATGGAAATGCTAGCAGCAAACATAGATGATAAAATTTATTTATATCAACGTTGTAATAGCGTTTTTGGAACTTATTTTAATCCACAAATTGCACCTGCAGAAGAAATTTATGTTGAACCACAAAGGAATTTATTATGACAAACAAACCAACAGCAGATGGCAGTAAGCCTATGCAAAGTAAAAAGTTTTTGGCTTATCTAATAGCTGAACTTACTACAAAAGGCTTGATGGGCTGGCTTATAACACATATTGGCACAATTGATTTATATGAAATGTCAATATTACTTGCTATGGTCGTATCATCTTCAGCACTTACAATTGGGTATGTCATTGGGCAATCAAGTTTGGATAAATATTTACATTCAGCCGTGGAGATATTTGATAGAGAAGATCAAAAGCTTAAAAAAGAGCTGGATGAATTAAAAAAAAAGTAAGTGAGGGTGAAGACTTAAATGAATTAATAGAAACTGAGGAGATTTCACTTGAAAAGAAAAAATAAACATTTAATTCCCCCACAACAAGTTAATCCTCCTTCGTTTGACCCGAGTAAAACTTTATATGATTGGTCTCCTGAAAATACTAATTGGGATGACCCAACAGTATGTGCATTATGTGGAAAAGTTGATTGTATTTGCACAATTCAAAAGTGTCCATGTAATATATTAGCAACAGAATGTAAATGGCCTACAGATAATTGCCCTTGTCCAATGTGTTTAAATATTGCTAAACACTGTAAATGCACGATACATATTAAACCTACATAAAGGAAAAATAATATGGGGATGCCACAAGAAATGGTTGATGACTGGATAGCAATAGTCATAACAGACATTATTGGGAGCACGAAGTTTGTGCAAAAACACGGATCTAGAACAGCGGCAAAATGGTTTAGCACACATGATAAAGTTGTAATGTCATTAATTACTAAACATAATGGACAATGGATTGACGCAAGTGATGGAACTTTAATGTATTTTGGAACAGTGCATGACGCTGTTGCATTTGCATTTGCCTATAAGAAATATTTAAGAGTTCATAAATTTCCTTTCAGGAGCAGAATAGGTATACACTGGGATAAAATGACTATAACTAAAACTGCAGAAAGTTTAGTTTCAGGCGGTGCGAAGCGTATTAATATTGATGGATTAGGAAAAAACATTGCTGCGCGTATTATGTCATTATGTGCAGAAGAACAAATATTACTATCACATTCTGCAATGATGAAATTTAAAGAAAGAAAGAAAAGAAATATACACATTCCTAAAAATGCATTAAGTGTATTTGTTGGATTATATAAATTCAAAGGTGTTTCAGAGCCTGAACAAGTTTATGCAATGGGATTGATTGAAGCACAACTACAGCCTCCGCCTGATAGCGAGAAAAGTAAAAGGATTGGTGGAAAAGGAAAAGTAAGAGTAAGGTTAAGAAATAAAAGAATTATTGAAATAGTTGAATATTTTTTCTGGCGTATTGGATTTATTGTAATGTTTGCTTGGCTTTGGATATTATGGCCTCTGTTAAGTGATCCTTATGCAAAACAAAGTTGGAATATAGATTATTTAATTCTTAGACCTTTTGAATGGATTGATGTTATATTTGATTTTGTTAAACATATTATTAAAATTACTATAGAGGATTTAAAGAAATGAATGACCCAAGTAATCAACAGAAAGAAAAAGAAGAAGTAAAAAAGAAAGTAAAAGAATTTACTCAAAGTGAAAAAGCACGTAAAGGATGGGTATTTTCAGTAGTTTTTCTTGGATTTGTTATATTAATGATTTTATTTCTAGCATTTGTCCCTATAAATCCTGATAATAGAGATATAGTTGTAGGTGTTTTAGGAACTATAACAGGGTCAATAGGCAGTATGATAGCAATTGCAGCAGGCAGAGATCCTGCAGAAATAGAAGAACTAAAGGAAAAATTAGCAGTTGCAAATGCTGATAGGCAAGCATTAATTAGTAGATTGCGTGATAGTCAAATTCAATTACAAATATTAAGAGACCAAATAAGTGATCTTCAGTTAGCAATGATTACTGAATTATCTATATTCAAAGATAAAGAAATTATAAGGCGCCAAACTCCTGACGAGGTTGAATTACATACAGATATTAAAAATTGGTTGCCTAAAGAAAATAATGATTAAAAATCTTTGTAAAAATCATATATAATATACGTCATATAACAGAATACTAAAATTAGAAAGGGAATTGTTATGTTTAGACTATTAACCGTTTTATTGTTATCTTTATCATTGTTTGTTGCATGTGAAGGTAAAAAGAAAGAAAAAGAAGAAGATCCTGTTGCAGGCATTGAATGTGTTATGGAGCAGGAAGAAGGCTGTGAAGAAATGGCTGGTGAAGAGGCAATGCCTGAAGCTGGTATGGAAATGGATATGGAAATGCCAGAAGAAGGAGGCGAAATGATGCCAGAAGAAATGGATATGGAGCCAGAAGCTTGTGAAGATCCTGACTGTGAAGATGAAGGATGTGCCTGTTAATTTAATATAGGCAACAAACACCAGAATTATCTCTGTTAAATCTTAAACCTGTTTATATTAAAATATATGGACAGGTTTTTTTGTGTTTACTGCCATAACTTTTTATAATTACTAATTTTAGGCACAAAAAAAGCCGTAAGTGGGGATTTACAGCTTCTTATGTTAACATTAATCAATCATAAAAAAGGAATTCAAATTATTATGCGCTAACTTCCTCCTTTTTCTCAACTTCTTGTTCAGGAGCTAGTGTTTTAATTGCCTGAAAGATTGTTTTTGCATCCTCAAGGCTAAATGCACCAGCTTTTTGTGCTACACCAGCTGCAGCAATAAGAATATTAACTGCTTTAATTTGTTCATTATCTAGTTGTAAATTACTCATTTTCTTCTCCTAATAAAATTTCATTAATTATTTTGTCTAAATCTGCTGAAAGGTTTTTTTCGTGTATTGAATATGCCTTAGTTGGTAAATCATCATCTATATTATTTAATACATTTTCTGCTGTTGTAAAACCTTTTATTACGTGCCTATTTCTATCTATCTGGCATACTAGTAAAAATATATCAGGCTGATTTTGTTTCTTACCTTTGTGAAGTGGATAAATTAATTTACTATTTAAAGGTTTTTCAGTTGTTTTAATTTCAACTGTTAATTCTTTTCCATCAAATACTATATCTGTATCAAATTTATCATTTTCACCTGAAATATTATTAACATTGTGGAATTTTTCAAATGAAGCTTCGTATCCGTTTTTCTTAAGCCACTTAATAGCTGCTAATTCACCGCAAGCACCTAAAATATCTCTTTCATGGCCATTAATAGGTTTATTAGATAGTTTGCGATTTTTTACTTTAGCTTTTCTATTGTTTTCATAACGTCTAATTCCAACTTCTTTAGCTCCTTCAACATCATAATCGTCTAATTCAATTATAAATTCACCGTATCTGTCGCTATTTTTCCACGTATCCCATAAGTATTCTTTTATTTGCTTATGCTTTTCTTCAATAGATAATGTCATATCATGCACCATATTCATCAGCAAATATTTTCTTCGTCGTCTATTCCATGATATAATCTATCTGCCCAAGGAATAACATCCCATTTTTGGACTGAGAAGTTGTGATGACCTAGAATTGAGTATCTTTGTTTTACATCTTCAATCTTATAAACTTGTTCATCTTCACAAACTGGCTTATGATCTAAGTCCATTGCAGTTCTTAGTGCTTTAAGGAATTCTCTTGCAAATTCTGCTAGCTGTGGGTCAATATCAACAATATCACCTTGCGGCCCGCGTTTGCTAGGATTAGTAATTACTTCAGCACCTGGATACCAAGACTTAGTTTTATCTAAATATTTAATTGAAGGATGCTGGCAAATATCAACACCTACTGATTGTTTATTAGCTTTTCCTGCATGATAAGCAACTTGCGCTGTATCTAGGCATTGGAAAACTTCAAGTTCACCGCTTTTTGGATTATGTCCAACCAAGAAATGTGATGAAGTATGTGCATATTTTGGATTAAAAAATACCTGATAACAATGAGGAGCATTTAAACCTCCCCAATGAACTACAATATTGTCAATAGGAGTTTTTCTGCTATACCAGTTTTTACTTCCATCAGGTAATTCATGTAAACTATAACTGTGATTAATTTTTCCACTGAAGTTAATAGGAATTAATTTACCATTGTGTGAAATAACAGGTTTACCATAAAATTCTTCAGCAGCTTTTAAAGTATTAGGTCCTGCAACACCATCAGCAGTTGTTCCTATTTCTTGTTGTAGTAGTCGCACATAAGTTTTATTACTGTTTAAGTGTTCTAGCATATTGTGTTTCGCTTTCTTTTATAGATGTTCTTAATCTAATTATGTAGTATAACTATATTTTAGATTTTTTTTTAGTATTTTTTATTAATCATACAAAATCTAATATTAGAAAATGTATGATATTTGATTGGGGACATATATAGTATAATAAAATGAAAGTATTTTTATAACTTTTTTTCTTTTTTATACTTACTTAATATATATCAAATAATTCTTAATTTTTTTTTATTTAAAATTTTTTATAAAATCAATAATACTTAGTTATAATAATAACATAACATACTAAAGATTAAAGATTGGAGACAAATATGTTATATAAAGATTTACCATTAAGAGAAAGATTGAATTTTACTATTACAACTGTTGATGAATGTAAAATTAATAAAGCAAGAAATAAAGCTGAGCGTGATAAAAAAGATAAAATGATGGTTGATAAATTATCTGCATTACATGGTCCATTGCCTGAAGGTGATTGGAGAGCATGGAATATTTGCGGATGTGCCGCAAGACAAAAAGGATCAACAGATTATTGTGTAAAACATGAACATTGGTTTTTATATAACTCAGATTGCCAAGATGAGAAGAAACAATTACGTGAATTAAAAGATGAAGGTTTGATTAAAGATTTGCCAACTGGGCAAAAGAGATATAGAACAAACAAAAAAAATGGAAGCCATAACTTCCAACAAAAAGATAAATGCCCAGGTTGTAATAAAAAAATTATGAGTGTTAACCTTGAAAGGCATATGAATTCATGTGATGATTATAAAGAACTAATGGATATTGAGCAGAAACATAAAAATATACTACAGAAAACAGGTGAAGCTGATTTAAATAGTATTATCATGACCTTAGTAAATAAATCAATTTCAGAGTTCTTAGGTAAATCATTTAAAAACCGTGATGAGTATGTTAATAAGTATAAAGATTTATATTTAACAATGGTTGAAAATAAGTTGAATGATACTAAATCTACTATTGAAATAACTAAACAACAGTTAAAAGATAAAGATACTCAACTTAAACATTTACAAAAGAACAATGAAAATCTTATTAAAAGACTTAAGCAATATGAAGATGCTATGAAATTAATAAGAGCATTTGGAGACGCTAGCTAATATAACATTTTCAGTTGATGTAGCATAACAGCACAAACTCTATTATCACATAAAACTGAAATATTGGAAACTAATTTAGAAGGCTTACCTTTTTTGGTAAGCTTTTTATTTATTTGTAAAACGATACATGGGAATATAGTTCCATCTAAATCTTGTATTGCCACTAAATCACCTACTTGAGGTATTTTTTTTAGTTGTGGCAACTTATCAGGTATTCTATATTCCCGTTTTCTCATAATTCATGATCATCATATATACTATCAATTTCTTCATCAATTGTAGAGTATATTGGATTTTTTAATTTACGGTTATCATATTGCTCTCTGTAAGCACTTGGCACATCTTTATATTCACCATCAATATCTATTTGTTTTAAAATCTGAAGTATATCTGGTGCTTTGTGCTCCTTTTGGTTATCATCCCATATAGTTATTGTTGGGACTTCATAACCAATATCACGTAAATTATCTATGTTATGACTTTTTTTCTGGCCTCTATACCAATGAACAATAGGAACTATAAAAAATACTGCTTCGTCATTGTCATCCATCAAAGAAACTAAAACTAATCCTTGTTTACCTAATTTTTCCATTCTAATTAACTGATCTTTTTGGTGATGACTTATTGCAGATTTATTAATAGATTTTTTATTTCTACTTTTAGCCTCAATCATTCCTCCTTCCATCCAGTTAAATGTTTTTGCATTAACAAAGAATGTAAAATCACATGAACTTACTCCTGTTGTAAAAGCTGTAAGATTACCACCTCGTCCTCTTGCTTTTTGCATTGCATCATGATTTCTAAATAATTCACATTCAAAATTATCTTCATCAATTAAGTATCTGCCATAAGCTTCAACTGCTTTTTCCAAGGTAATCCCGTTTTTATAAGCTCTTTTTCCTGCTTTTTTCATGTTTTCTCTGTTAGCGGGAAGACTTGATCTTACTGTATGATTTAAACCTTTTTGTGTTTTGCGTACCATTTTAAATACTTTCTGTTATATATAATTATATGGAGGTAATAAAATGCTCGATTATTATATAATAGAACAAATTAAAGAAAGGCAACGGATAGAACAAGAAGGTGAAAGACCTTTTTTAGAATTACCTATTCCGCCGCCTGTAGTTAACAAACCTAAAGAAGAGACTGAAAGTAAACGTGTTATTATTATTGACACCGTTGATATAGACCCAGACGATAAGTTTGTTGTAGATTTATAAAACATAATATTATGATTGTGTGCTATCCATTTCAACACCATCTAATCCTATTACTCCACTACCTTTCTTGTAATTAAGAAGATGTAGTTCATCACCATCATTCATAATACCAAGCATACCAAACATCGTGTATTCTTCTCTAGTTAAATACCAATGATTTTCCTCTTTCAGTTCAAACCTATCTTCATCTAAGTTTCTATCAAAAACTTCAATTAAATGATACATGATATTTGGATGAGTTTCTAACAAAATACCAACAGCGTCTCTATGCTCTTGATCCATATTTGTTAATCTTCTATCAAACCATGGGTAAGCTGTCATAAAATTAGTAATAACTTCTTCTAGTAATTCTTGATTTTTATCTGCAATAATTGTCATAATTAGCTCCTTTTTATAATATATATAACAAAAACTTTTAAAAGGATAAATAAATTAATATGAAAAATAGCGATTCAATAGTAATTAGTATATCTCTCTTATATTTCTTTTGTTTTTTATTGCCTTGTTTGTAGTAAATTAAAGTTTATAAAGATATATTATTAACAAAAGACCTGAACTGATAAACACGGCCACACACATAAAGCTAGGGCATATTAAATGCTTAGGGAACTAATAATTCCCAATTTAACAAGGGGCTAAGTATTATCTGTTTAGGCTTTTTTTTGTTCATAATTTTTCCTCATACATATATATATTATACAAGAAGTAAAACTTTTTTAAGTTTTGCTAATAAAAAGAAACAAAATGTTAACTTTATAGTTAATATAGGATATATATAGTTATGAACAATCTATTTTTAAAAGGCCTGAAGGATGGTATATACGCTGTAAGAGTTATTGATGTAAGACGTGAATTTAATAAAGATAAAGAATTATTTTGTATTGATACTGAAATGATTGTTGATTTAGAAGATTATTACTATTACAGAGAAAATATAACTATTAAGTTAGAATTAATGAAAGACTTAAAGTTTATTAAAAGATTTTTTGATGTATGTCCACCTATGTTAAACAAAGAAGCAGTGTTTAGCACTAATAAAAAGAAATGTGCACCGTATGATTGTATATTTGGCCTGATAATAAGAGATGATCAATATTATTTTTATGACATTAAAGAATACAGATACTTATTTCAAGTAGAAGATGAAAACGAAAACATGAAACCGTTTTAAGATAAGGAGAAAACAATGAATGCAAAAGAAATTTATGAACTAAATGATAGAAATGGTAAAGCACCTGGGCAATGGCTAGGTTTAAAATCAACCAAAAAACTTCTCAGTAAAGGTAATGATGACCTATACTATAATAAAGTTAATGAAGAATATGTATTTTCAGAGCTATTACTAAAAGAATACGAAAAATCATTCAATAATAGTAATAATACCATTGATAGGCAGTTAACAGACACTGCTACAGACGAGCCAAATAATAATATTAATAATACCATTGATAGGCAGTTAGCGTGGCATGATGTTGTTTATGAAGAATTTAAGAAAGAACTAAAAGAAGATGACTTCAATTATGTTTTTAAAAAATCTACAGAACTCTTAACTGGCTATACTACACAAAAACTATATACACAGTTTGGTGTTGCTGATTTATGGAATGATGCAACTATTGAAGTTAAAGAAGCATATGCTGCTTTGTTTGGTGTAATACTTGTTGAGTATAGAGGCTACAATAGAAAAGCAGATAAATATTATTTTGATGGAATAATGCACAAATACGGAATTTTAACACATCCTTCAGTTATCTTATCTCGTACTAGATGTTTATTTAAATGTGAAGGCTTCAATGTAATGCTAAACAATAAACAAGTATTAAGTAAGGTGTCAGCATGAAGCAAGAAGAAATTATGTTATCATTTGCAGAAATAACAAGGATTATTAATAAAACAAACGTAGAACTTGAAGAATTTGTATTGCAACATAAACTAACTAGAGGAAGAGCTTTAAGAAAACAATTAAGAGAACTTCGAGATGCAGCGAATGATGCTGTTAAAAAGAGTTTAGAATATGAAAAAACATTAAGAGAAAACAAAAGGAGAAAAAATGAGTAAAGAGTATATTGAACTACTTCTTAAATATAAAAATCAAGCAACTATTGCATTGGCATTTATTATGTGTGTTTTATGTTTTGTTGGAGGAAGATATTCAGTTCATATTCCACCCAAGGCAGTAATTTGTGAAGCAGAAATAAGTAATAATGAAAAACTATTTACACAAATTAAAGAAGAAAGAAAAGCACATATAACAGAACTAAGAGAAGTTAAAGATAAACAACATACTGAATGTGATAAGAGAGTTGTTGATGAATTAGAGAAGTTTAAAACTAAAGCACCAAAGCTTGATTGTCGTATCGCAAAAGCCATTGCACCTCAATGCAAGAAGAAAGGCTTATGGAAATGAAAAAGATACTATCATTATTTTTATCTCTGTTTTTACTTTTACCTCCCGCATATGGTAATACACCAAACGGAATAGAAAATACATCTGGATTTAACGTCATAACTTCTGAGTATAATCCTAATATAATACTGGACCCTAGCGGGTTTGAATTGAAGTTAGGAGACCTAGATATAACAGCATATTATTTAATGCCAGGATCACCTTCATTGATTTACGGAATTATGGTAGATAAAGATACTTTTGAAAAGATTGAATACATAATGAACAATCAAAGTTTATGGTGTCAAGATAGACTAGATGCAGAACGTAAATTATTTGATAAAACATTAGAAGAGCGTGATGAAGCATGTAAAAAATTGAATGCTGATTTAATAGAAGATAAAGATAATTTAACTGAAAAACTAAAGATTACTGAAATATCATTACAGAAAGAAGAAAGATTTAGTAAACTCCTTATGTGGACAGGAGGAACAACTATACTTGCTCTTACAGGAACACTTATTTTTCTTAATTTCAAAAAATAATTATACACTTTCAGGCTAACACATATAATAATATAGAACTTCCACCTTTCTTTTCTATTTACACAGGTTATTACGTAATTGTTTAGGTGTTCTAAACTCCCTGTTGAGAAGATTTGGTTAGTTTAAATATTCTACTTACTACAAGCGAAGCACCTTAACACACTTGACAACAACGAGGCCTGCACAACCTCAAACAATTTGTAATAGGAGTGATGAAACTCCTCCATTTTTCTTTTAATTAAGGCCAAGGCTCTCCACCTTGGTCTTTTTTTATGCCAATAAATCGTCTATAGCTTTATCAACATCTATAGGCTCTTTGTAATCTTCCAATTTCCAATTACTACATGCACGAATTGCTGTTGCAAGCTCTTTAAATAAAGTTTTAGGTTCAATATCAAGTTTATCTTCAATTATAAACTTAATTAACTCTTCCTTGTTATATAGTTTATTATTCCAAACAATGATTTCATACGGATAACGTTGTAAAAGAATGTAAGTAGCTTTGTATTTCATATAAATCTCCCGTTCAGGCATAATTATTATAATAACTTTATTTATTTTTAAAATTTATTATATTTTTCTTGCATATTTAATATAATAATAAACAACGATTGGAGACAACAATGACTAAAGAAGAAATTAAAGACATGATTAATAATTTACCTCAAGAACAATTTAATGAAGATAAAACATTCTTAGATCCGCTTATAGGTAATGGACAAATTTTGGAAGCAGTTTATAAAAAGAAAATGGATTTAAATCAAGATCCATACAAGATTGCTATGAATGTTTATGGTGTAGATACTGATGAAAACAATGTGTTAGAAACAAAAAAGAAATTATCTACTTTAATGAAGAAATATTTGGATATGTTTGCACCAGATTGTATTTCAGCTGCTATAATGCATAAAGACATTAATAAACTAATAAATGAAAGAATAACACATACAGAAAATAAAATTATTGATTGGAAAAACATTGTAAAGGATAATACACATGCATGAATATGAAAATAAAAACAACGTACAATTAAAAGATCTAGTATCATTTGTAGCTTTAACAGGGGATTTTGAAGACACACATGAAGGAGTAGGAATAGTAGTTGACATAGAAGAAGATCATGACTATGAATTACTACTCTTTACAATTCTCTCTGACAATACAATATACAAAACATCTTCACAACATGTTGAAAAAGTAATCAAAAATTAATACTAAAAAAATATTTTAAAAAAAATTTACTTTTTTCTTCAACTTTCTATATTAACAGTATATATAGATATAGGAACCAAAAAAAATAACAAGAAGAAAACAAACATTGGTTCTAAGGAGAAAAAACATGAAGACATCTAAAACAAATAAAATTCTATTCGGTTCATCATCAAACAACATCGCAAAATACTGGAATAACAGAGCATTATGTGGCGACACAATTGAGGCGTTGTTTGATAATAACCTTAAGGCAGACGCAAAAATTCACTGTATATATAAACTGGTTGATAATACAAACGGCTTTGAATACTGGGGTAAGATTAATACAGGATCAATTTCTAAATTTAAAAAATATGTTGGAAGCGGAACTCTACTTCGTTATATGATTGCTCAGAAAGGAATTAAAAACTTTGAACAGCATATTATGGCGTTTTATGATACTAAAGAAGAAACAGAAATTGCTGAAAGACAAATTGTTGATGAAACATATTTATTAAATGCAGATACATACAATATGGCAGTTGGCGGCGTAGATCACTTTTCAGAGCCTTCTAAATATTTCCACTGTAAGGATACAAACAAAACATTCAAATGTAATATTCAGGCCTTTAACAGAATTCTAGGAACATGGGATAACTTTAAAGAAGGCCTAAGCCCAACAGATATACTCAACTCACACTGGAACAACGGAACACTAAAATCAATTGTTGAGAAGAACAAAACAGTAAAATTGTGGAAGCTAGATAAAGAAGAAAAATATAATGAAATAGATGTTCCTACAGCAAATCTTATTCAGTATCTTAATAGAGAATGGAAAGTTAAAAGCACAAAACTATGGGTTCATATTCCTAATCAATCAGTATATAGAAGAGGCCAGAACTGGAAACAAATAAGCAGTGATACTAAAAATGTAATGCACTATATCACACAAGGCTTTATACCAGGAAGACCTCCCCGCATGGAAGGAGCCATTATTGATAAATCTTGGAAGCACAATAAAATGAAAAAAAGATTTAAACAAATTGCTACTGCTTAATATAATCTAATCATAGCTTCCCCAGCTATTCCTTTCGTATCAAAACTACTCAGCTTTTGGATCCTTGGCCTAAAAACCAAGGATTTTTTTTGTTTACAATTCGTGCCCTGTAAACTTTCATCTCTAGGCTCTTTATATAGCAAGCTATATAAAATAAAAGTTATAACTTTAAAAAGAGTCAAATTATTTTACACTTATTATAATATTTTGAAAAGACCACATATATTTAAATAAGAGGACGAGATAATGCAAGAGAAAATAAAGATAAATGAAACTTTAGAAACTGATAAAAAACTCATAGAACAAGTGAGTAAGGTAGCTAAAGTAGATAAAACTGAAATTATAAGACCTGAAGATTATGTCTCACCACTGCAACATCCTGATAAAGTGCATAATTTTATAAGAGACTGCGAAGTTCCTAGTCAAACTAAAGGCCCATTCAGTAAGGGAGATAAAGAAAGATGGAAAAACGTAGTAGAAACACTATTAGTAAGGGGAGTTAAGAGTAGCAGAAAGATAGGAGATATATGCGGATTAACACATGTTACTGCTAATAAGTTTATTAATGAAATACGTGAAGAGTGGCAAACTGATTTAACTCCTGGAAAGGTAAACGTTAGAAGAGAACAGTTATACGGTGAAAATGAAAGAATTGCAGATTTTTGTTGGCAATTAATACAAATGGATCCGTTAGCTAAAGAAGTTCCTCAGTATTTAAAAATTATAGGAGATACTAATCAAAGGCGAAGTAGATTAGTAGGTGCTGAACAAATTACATTGGCAGTTGGCCAGATTGAGACGCAAAATATTGATACAAAGCAAATACAAGTTCAGGCAGCTGCAAAGCTAGGAGTAAGTGTTAATGCATTAAAAGAATTAGGTGATACACTAGCAACAAAAATGCTGCCTTCATTAGAAAGCGTAGAAGAAGAAAATGAAGAAGAAAATAGCAATGGCGAAGATACAAATAAAGATAAAGACACCAACAACAGTTGAAGTAATTACAGAAAACGACCAATCAGTTATACACTATATAGGTTTACCTGAAGATTTGGAAGCGACGTTAATGATTGCAGAAGCATGTGGTTGGAAAGTAAAATACAAAGATAAATACTTAACTGAGTAATATTATGTCTTGGATCCATATTGTAATTGATAGTGATTTAATTGGGTCAAAGATAAAAATTAAAATAAGTCCATTTGTATTTGAAGTATGGGGTAATGAATATAGTTGGCGTCCTCGGAGTCAATTCCCAACAGTATTAGATAATATTCAGTTAATCACTGTTAAAAGGTCTATAAAGATAATTGACGGAAAAAAGTGTTATAAGTATACATGTGTGTAATTTTCAATTTTTTTTAAAAATATTTATACATTTTTATGTTTTAGTATATAATTACTATATACAACAAAACACCGAAAGGAAATTAAATTATGAGCAACTCAATTAATAAAACACTTAACATTCAAGTTTCATTTAATATTGACATGGCAGTTAAAAACGGCAAAGTAAGTTGGGAAGAAGTTTATACTAAAATCATGGAATTAGAGAAATTACTTCCTGAAGGCGTATACATTTTGGACAGCGGCGACTATTACCTTGGGCGTGAAGATTTGGAAATGATGTTAAAAGAAGAAGACGACGTTGAGTTAGTTGATTAATAAATAATTTATAAAGGAGAGCTTAATATGAATAACAAGAATAAAGAAATGACTCTAGATACATGGGTTAGATTGTTTGTAGGTTAATATAATGGCTATTTACAATCATAAATGTAATAATGAAGAATGTGAAATGGAAGTATTTGAGGATAAACGACCGATGAGTGAATATGATAAAGAAATTCCTTGTCCGTTTTGTGAAACAATTACAACAAAATGTATTTCAGTTCCTTCATTTCATTTAAAAGGCGGGTGTTGGTTTAGAGATGGATATGGCACGACTGATGCTAAGGGTAGACCTTTAGGAAGCGCTGTATCTGCAACATCATTAGCTTCGTCAACTGCAAGTAAAACACATAAGAAATAAAGGTGTTTAAACAATGGAAATAGAGTTTTATGATACATTACATCATCCAATGCGAGAAAATATAAATGAATATTTAAATAATTTAGGTATAACTGTTTGGGGAAATTGGGTTGGAAATACTGAATTAATGAATGATGTTAGTAAAGATCCTTATTTTACTAAGATAGGCATTGACAGATTAGCATCTAGTGAGTTAGACTGGATTTATGATCAAGTTAGTAATGAATTAGACGTTGAATGGGATGGAAAATTACCTCAATTAAAATGTAGTAATGATAATATTGTATATGAAAATACAGAGTTTTTCCCAGTAGACGATGATACTATGAAATTAGTAAATATTTACCTAAACACATTTGACGCATTTGTATTAGGAACGCATGTTTTAATTGCTTCTCATTTGGAGAAACACCATGAATTCGTTTATAATTATCAGTTAAATAATTTATGGGATTGGGAAGAACAATATAGAGAATAAGAAATGAGATATTCTGTTTTACTTCTGTTAAATCTTTATGCTTTTCTCATATATCCAATAGGCTGCAGTAATGAAATTAAAACAGAAGATAAACAGATATCTATTAATAAAATACATGAAGAAAGAATTACAGATATATGCCCAAACCCTGGCTTAGTAGGGGGAGAAGAAGTAGGACCTAATACACACTATATAAGAATTCATCAGTGCTTTTTAAATGAAAAAGGCTGGATAGAAAGAATTGATTATTATGTTTATAATCCATGCAGAGGTCCTCACTGTATTAACGCAAAGGTTTATTACACATATTACAAAGAAAGCTATAAAACATGTCATTGGAGCTGGGACGACTATGATCAAACATACATCATTTCAGGACCATGTAATTTTTATGTTTTTGAATTTTAAATGTATACATTTTGACCCGAATTCATATAATCTATACAGGAACCAAAATTAATTAATATTTTTTTATAAAAATTTGGTTTTTTGGCTTGTTGCCTAATATATATTAATATAGATTAAGAATAGTGGGGACTATGAAAATTACTAACGAAAACGAATTAAGATTTAGACTGAAGGAATTAGGAAATTATACTAGAAGACCTAAGACACAAGCAGTTGATACATTCTATGCTATTAAACACGTAGCAGATATGCATAAAAACATGGATGATGATTGTGAAATGTTTGTAAGCACAACTCATTTACAGAACATGGGAATTCATAGAACAACATACCAAAAAGTTTTTAGTTATGCAATTGAATTTGTTAGTAATGAATGGGAATGGGTGAAAGGCAAATGTAGAGTTATTAAAAACTTTACTCCTGGATTTCAACAGTTATTGGACGATGCTAGTGATTTAGTAATACCCCAAGAAATTATTAAAGGTTATTCACATTCAACAACAGATCTAGAAAATAAAGATTTATTAACTGAAAAATGGGAAGAATGGACCGATAAACCTTTCCAAGATTATTACACATCAACACATGCTAGCCCATTCCGTAAATATAATCCTTTTCAGTTGCTTCCTAAATCACTACGCAATAAACTCTTTCAAGGTTGCTATGACGTTGATCTAAAATCTGCTCACACAACTATTGCTTTTAATGAATTAAACATGAATGAATGTAATTTAGAAATGGCATGGGCGCTACATCCTGATAATAAGGACGTTTTAATTGACAGGATTATGAATGATTTTAAATGTAATGAAGAAGAAGCTAAAAGGTATCGTTGCTACTTAACAACAACTAAGAAAAACTTTTTTGGCGTCCAATGGTTTGATAAATTACACATTGAAATTGAAAGAAGAGTAAAACAGAAATACACATCAGTTCAACACAATGGAAAAGATGTAGAAATTAATACTCCTCACAAATACTTCACATACATCGAGCAACAAATTATTGGCCAATTAACTAACAATGATACAGTTCTTAATATCCATGATGGAATTATTACAAAAAACAAGGTTAACACAAATTCAGTAATATATAATAATAACCAATACCCAATTACAGTGAAAGAAATTTAAGATGACATTTAAAAAGAAGAAAATGCAAGATATTATTTTCCAATGCCGTGGCGGTGAATTATTATACTGGATTAAAAGCAAAGATAGACGTAAGAAAGATATTAAACCTAATGTTTCTATATTTGTTAGCCAATCATATGATAGTAAAAGAGGCGGAATGATTTGGGAATTATTAACAAATGGCAAACCTCATACAGTTTCAGTTGAAAATATAATACTATGGGATTGCCAAGCTTCGTATTTAAATGAAAAAGGCGAGCTGATAGATTAATAAATAATTTAATTTTTAATTGTAAATTTAGGCCTTAACTGGCCTTTTTTTATGTTTGTTTATCTTTAAATCTAAAACATCAAAGCTTTTCTAGCAACGCTGCAGTTAAGTGAGTGATATGGCACCCATTTATTATCTTTCCAAGTTAGCATTGGAATAAGCTCATGATGATCTGGAGATAATTTTCTTATTTTATTAGCTTCTATTACAACTTGCCACTCTACGTTTGCTGAATAGAAAGTTTTTGGTATTTTATCTATATGCTCTAAATTATTGTGAGGAACATAAAAAGTTTGGATATTATGTTCACCATTTAATGATTTATTTCTGCACATTTCCCATAAATAATACCATACACCCCATATTTCAAGTTTATCACCATTAAAAGAATGTTTTGGTAATCCTGCAATATTGTTTTCTTTGTGCATTTTACGTATTTCTCTTGCCCATTTCTTAGTAATCTTTGAGCCTTTAACTACTTTAATAGTTACTCTGCTCCAGTTTTTTATCTGGAGTGTTTCAAAGCTATGCATATATTTTTCTCCTTTTTTTATTGACGCAATGCTATTATATTAGTATATTATATATATTGGCGCTACATTACAAATTTTAATTTTTTTTAAAAAATAGTGTATTTATTCGGTTTTTGTGTTATATTTAATATATACATCAAAACAAGGAAACAAAAAACATGAAATCAATTAACGAGATTGAAAACGAGATCAAAGCTTTACAAGAACAATTAAAAGTTATGAAAGCAGATAATGATAATATATTTAATGAGGTATCTAGCTTAATTGCAGAAACACCCCGTTTTATTTTTAATAAAGATAATAATGAAAATCTTTTCAATCAATTCTGTAAAAATCTGGTTAATGAAAAATACATGGATGCAGCTGATAATAATGTTATTGTTATAACACCTGGATGTAGAAAACGTGCAAATACAGTTAGTCTCAATATTGCTGGTGGAAACAATGAAAATCCTATTACTATGACATTAGCTGAAGGTTATGAGTTTTTAATTAATTTGGTTGGAACTAAGGATAAGTCTAGCACGATTATTAAGGGGATTAAAGGAAAGCCTGAAATTGAGAAGGTTGATATGGAATTTGGCTTTAACATACTGGATATTTAAATGAATAAACCTAAAAGCGGCGATTTATGGGAATTGGAAATGTGGGGAGCAAGTGGAAGATACAAAAAAATAGTATTAATTATTGAAACTAATACTAGAGAATTTGCCGGACGTGGAACCGAAGTTAATGTTTATAAATGTTTTACTGAACAGGGAATAGAAAATATGCCTATATGGATGTTTAGTGCAGGAAGACCTATATACACATAATCCTATTTAACATCCTTTAACTCCTCATCAGTTATACAATCAGGACATTTAATTGACCTTAGATAATGATATTTGCTTAAGATAATATGATAATTATCTGTTAATGTATGACAATCATCACACCTAATTTCTTGTTTTTGAGGTGTTGGTGCTAAATGTTCATCCATACCTAGTTTAGTTTGGACTTGAACCCAAAAATTCCACATTTCTTCCAATTGTCTTTCAGTCCTAGCTTGATCTTGGGCTAATCTAGTTATATTTTCTTCTTGCTGTTTAATTTCAAACAACATTTGTTCAGTTAGTTTACTTGCATATTTGTTTTTCAATGATACATCATCCTTTCACATTCTGTAATTAAATCAAAAGTTTTAAAGATTATTATTAATACTTCGTTTTCTTTTTTTCTGCTGTTAATTCCTGTTAATATTTCAATTAATTTTTCAGTTAGAATTTCATCGTTATATATAGCTTGTTGTATTAATTTATCATTAGCATATTGATGTGCTACATTCCACATATCATCACTGCTTGCTGAAGGTGTATAATCTTTTTCATTAATAGTTTCATCTATAAGCTTAACAGAGTTTCTTGCAATATTTAATGCCTCTTCTGCTAATTTTATTTCCCATTCAGTAGGTATATTAACATATGTATCTTTAATTTCTTCCCACACACCTAAAGGTATTTTAAATCCGTCAATTTCTTTGTATTTCATTTAAACTCTTTTCTTTTGCTATTCCATTGTATATACAGCTTTCGTCAACCAATATTAATTGACTATTACATAGAACTTCATAAATTCTAATTGCTAGATCTTTCTGTATAATCCAGTTTTCATTGTAATAAGAAACAATTATAGAATATTGAATTTTATCATCTATTAAAATCGGTATAATTTCTCCTATTTTATATTTCATGTTAAGTCCCCCTTTAAATATAATTATAGGAGACACAAAAAAACTTTTAATTTACTCTGCTTTTTATAAATTCTTCTTTGTTGTTATAACAAGATAAAGGAGCTAGATCACAAGCTCTCATGTTTATAAAACTAGGATTTTCATATCCTCCTAATAAAACTTCTGTATGAGCGTCCCAAATCTTGTAAGTAACTGAAAGGGATGTTTTAGAAGTTTTTTTATGATCAAATTCATGATCTATAACTATACCAATTCCTGCACAGCCACCATAAAAATCATAATACCACACAGTGTCGCCAATATCATAAAGTATACTCATTTTATTTATCCAGTTTAAACATTCACGTAATATATATATAATAAGTATATGAACAAATCAAAAAAAGGTAAATTTATGTTTAACACAATTATCAGTAATCTAAGTCATGAAAAAAATTGGATTGACTATATAACACAAGCACAAGAAAATGCAGAATGCGTTTTAACTGCTCATCCTATTACATCATTTATTGACCAAACTAAAAAAGACGAGAATAAAGAAACTATTAATTCTTTTAAAAAGAAACTAAATCATATTAAAGTATTAAACAGAAGACCCCAAGATTTAACAGGTTGGACTTTATTAAGTGATAATGATGAAATATATAACTATTCAAATGACTTAACTGGCCATAACATTAATTTTGGCTCAATGAAATTAACTTTTCCAAAAACAAAGCCAGATTTATACGAGGGAGATCTAGGATACGGCATGTTGTATAGTAGATTTAACTATATTAGAGAAAATAAATCTTTAGCATCATTGTTAATGGGTGATGAGTATAAAGAAGAAGGTTATGTTGTTGAGCTTAATAAAAAAACTGAAAGTGATGATGAATTTTATTCTTTTGGTAAAATAAATATCGTTGCTTCTAAAATATCTAAGACAGATAAAAACAGATTTTGGTTTGAAACATTAGAAGAATGTAATAACTTTGTAAATTATTTAAATATGGACGTTGTAAAAGCGACATTAATAGTAATTAAACGAAGCAATACAATCCCTTTCAGTAAAACACCTGTTATTTCATTTAAAGAGAAAACTAGTGAATTACGTGTATGCATGAAATTTGATTTAACTGAACAGGAATTAGACTTTATAGAAAAGATTAAACATGAATAATATACATGAATTAGTTGCGACAAGAGAAGGAAGAAGAGCATTAAGTATTGCGTCTCCCGTTTTCTTTGATAGTTATTATTTATCAATGCAAGCTGCTGAACATAGAAATAATTGGTTAAACACAGTAGAAGAATTACACCATCAAGCTAAAGAAACAAATGATAAGAAAAAACTCTTAGTTCTGGCTCCGAGAGGGCATGGCAAAAGTTTGTTAGCTATTTCATACTGTGTGAGGCAGATATGTTTAAATAGAAATATATCAATACTCTTTATAAGCGCATCTGCAGGCCAAGCAGAGAAACGTGTTAGATTAATAAAACAATTCCTAGAAAGCCCGAAAATAAAAGAAGATTGGGCAAACGGTGATGATATACCTCCTTTTCAGGGGCCAGATACTAAATGGACTTCAACACAATTATACGTTAAAAGAGACGGTGCTTCGGTTGACCCAACATTGGAAGCAATTGGTAGTGGAGGTAAAATAACTGGTGCACACGTTGACGTCGTAGTTATTGACGACTTGGAAGATGATTTAACAACAGGAAGTCCTGGTGTAAGACAAAAAACACG